TGGCGAATGCGGTTCCATCCGGGTGGAAGCGATTCTGACCGCCATGTTCCACGGCCCATGAGCTACAAGCTCGTCAACGGGTAAGTGATGAACTTCTTCACAGGCACAACCAGCTCAGGCTTTTCATGATGCCTTTCAATCACCCATCCACTAGTTGCCTTGCATACATCACAAGTCATCCAGCGGCAGGAATGTGAATCGCAATGGCGATGAATCACAGCCTGGCCGCAATGAAAGCATAGAACTGGAAATGGGCGGTTCACAAAGCCATGGTTCTTGCGGTCCTTCACAGTAGCTCCTCTCCATCATCATCAGTAGCTACAACCTTGACATCGCGAGCCGAGTTCTTCAAGACATTCGCATCAATGATGGCATCGATCTGCCTATCACGGATTGCATTCCATACCGGGCAACGATAATTGCACAACATCACATCATCGTGGTTGTGCGCAATCGGGAAGTTATCGATCATGACGACTTCCACATCCTCCACGCGAACACAAACCACGCTACAACGGCCACAACCGTCATAAACACAATCCCAATCGCGACGCCAACCAGAACGTCAACGAGCTTGTCACTCATAGCTCACATCCTCTCGCAATCGAGTTTACCTGCCTGACCGCATTCGGCGCTTTGCCTCTGATTTAACATGCAGACGATATACAAGTTCTGCAACTTGTTCTTCTTGCGTTTTATCGGCAGGCTTATCCAAGCCGAGAATTTCCTCCATCTTAGCTATGCGCTCTTTGGCGTGACACAGCTCCATTCTCAGTTGCTCGAACTCGACTTCATATATCACGATTTCCTCCTGTGTCGTCCCATCGGGCGGGACGTGGTATTTATGATGAATTCGCGGGTCCACGGCGGGTCGTCCCAAGTGTATACGGCTCCGCCGTCTATAAACACTCGGGACTTGGCCCTGGCTTTGTGGCGATTTGGGTTGCCGTCCCAGTCGTCCCGATGCACGGGACGACCCTAGCGAACCTTGAGTTTAGCAGTGTGAAAAGCTTCGTCCTCGCAGTCAAGGAACAAGCAGTAGCGGTTAGCTTTTCCTGCAGCTTTTAGGCCGTGATCACACAACGTTTCGTCGGCTAGTAGCTCGCGGATTACGCGCCGGATAACTTCGCTCCGCCCTGTTACCGCGTCCTCTATCGCTGCGATAGAGGTACACGGCTGGTTCGCCTTCACATAGGCGATAACTTCTGGCCTCGCCCTGTCAGAGGCAACCTCCATCTTGTTGCCGCCGCCAACGCTCAAGCGCGCGCCATCGAATGACAGCATTACCTCGAATTCCTCGCGGATCATCCTTCCACGAGCTGAGAGGAACCTGTCAGCTCGCACGAACTTTCCGTCATCATCCTCGCCATTTCCCTGCAAGGTTAGCCGGAACAAGTCGCTAGCCCATCCTTCAATTCGCGACGCTCCGCGAGCGTGATCGCCTTGCCTACCGGTGTGGTGGATAACTAGCGATCCACTAGCGCCACTTCGCTGAATCATCTGCACGTACATATCGAGCCATGCGCCCTGTTCCGAGTTGCTGTTCTCGTCTAGGCCGATTGCGGCCCATGCGGGCGCACAGCAGTCGAATATCACATATCCCGCATGCATGGCCTCGATCTTCCTCGCCCATTCCATCATAGTGAACGGGTCCATTATGTTGAAAGAGCTTGCGCTGTTCACGAGCGAGCTAACCGCTACGCGACTGGGGTTCTTGACTTTTTGCTCAGCCAGCCAGTCGCGAAGATTGCCTTCCTGCATTTCAAAGTCCAACAACACTATCTTGCGCCGGTCTGGAAGCCGCATAACGTCAAGGACATCCAGGAATGGCTCATCATCGGCAACCGACCGGATTAGGTTGTGGGCTAGCCGAGTCTTACCGGCTTTGGGCTGCGCCACGAGGAGTGTGTGACCGTCCATGGACATAAGGCTCTTAACCAGCGGCCTAGGCGACTCAATATCGCGCTCCATCCAGAGATCCATAGGCATCATTTCAGGAGCTGACGCAGCATGCTCTAGAAGTTCCTCGCGCCTAGCTAGCGTCTGCACCTTCATATTCCATCGTGCACCGTCGACTGCCTTGCGAAGTTTGGAATCCTCGGCGGCAACCTTGTTCTTGCGGAACGACTCTGGCGACAGCACCCGGCCGCTTAGGGTTGTGACGTTGTTCATAGACATGAGCGTCTCATCGGCGCATGGGTCGTCCTCCTCCACAGCCGAGTCGTAGTACATACGCACAGCGCCATAGATTGCACGCCGCCATTCGCTGTCAATCGCGTCCCGGTCGCGGCGCGAGGACACAGCAGCTATGAACGCGTTCCGGAGGCGCGTTAGCTCGCCGTACATGCCGCTATGGCCAGCTACCGCGTCGCCGATCACAGCCTTCACGCCATTCAGCATGGCATCGTGAGCGCCGCCATCGCCACGAGCACCATCCAACTCCGCGCGCCAATGATCGCACGTCTCGGTCATCATGTCACACGGCTTACCAGCGCCAACGCGCTTTAGCCATGATGTTATGTCGGCGCGGAGTAGTTTGCCAGTCTTCATGCCGGCCGCTTCGCGTGACAGGAACTCAATCCACGCCTCTGGCAAGTCTGGAAGGCCTGATACATTCGGCATATCGCTAGGCGTAAGGTTGCTGTTATCGTCGTTCTCCTGGTACCACGCGTATATGCCTCCTTCTGGGTGCACAGACGGCGCGCAGACTATGTAGCGGTAGTGCCAGCAGATTACGTCGATGCCCTCGGCCGCTTTGCCCTTCCACGAGGCCGGTACATCACTCACAGGCACGCGGTACAATCGTATGCCGCTGATTCCATCGTCGCGCGAGCTAGAGACGTATGTGGCCGGTAGTGCGCCTAGCTCACTCTCTAGCCGCTGAATCGACTCAAGGCCAGCCTTATCGTCGTAGGCGTCTACATCGATGCCTATCACACTCGCCGGCAGGCGTATGGCGATGTTGTGGGCCGGGAAGTCACGGACCCACGAGCGCACATTAGCGCGCGAAGGGTACTTGCCGTCGTGACCGGTCCACCCGTCCACAGCGACTCGCTTGCCGCCGGTCTCGACTGGCACCACAGGCCAGCCATTCGCCGTGTACCCGGATGCGCCTTCAACGAACGGGCCTATCTTCATGTATCCTCCGCTATCGCACGATCTAGTCGTGTGTTTCTTGTCCGGTATAGTTGCGTTGTACGCGCCGGAACGGGAACTGGGCCCGTGGAGCGCGCTCGCCGAGACTAGCGTCCACCATCCGCTAGCGACGGCTTGAGGCCGGTAGTGAGACTCTTGCCCTCACTACCGGCCTCCATCACACTATTATCGGCCTAGCTACAAAACCCAGGAGCTACCGTGTTCTTTTGCTCAGTCTGCGACTCGCTATACGAGTTCGATGATGTAGAGAACCTTTTGCATCACATCAGGCTATTTCATCCAGATACTGATGCAAACCCAGAGCGATGGCCGGATGGCGAAATCGTGATCTACGATGAGGATGCGAATGACACACTACTGTCATAGATGCGGGCGATGGCTATGGCTCGCCGACCGCGTGCATTGCACGCCTTGCCTAATGGCATGGAGGAACAGGAACAAATGACCGGCTTCTTCAAGAACTGCCGCCCAACCGTGTACCGCGCATGGGCTATCCGGAACTGGCTCAAGGGCTATAAGTACTCGCCCATTCGCCGATGCCGCGTATGTGCCCATACGTGGCCAAACCACTATGCGACTTGTAGGCATCATGATTAGGCGCGATACAACTTGGCAGCATATGCCGGGCGACTACAAGCTCACATACGACGCGCTCGATGCTGAGCTTACAAAGCACATTCCACGGCGCTTGTGGATCCAGGGCATCGACTATGGCAAAACCACAGGCGTTTGCCTTATGTCGATCCCGCGCGCCTCGATATTCGGCAACGCGCCCCGGTCCATTCTCTCGCGGCATACCTGGGAACTCACCGGCTCTATGCGGATGCAAATCCGGCATATCACGTCAATCGCGCTCCGCGTGAGTATGCCGACGTCGCCATGCCTGATGGTCTGCGAGGACTTCGATCTAGGCGGCAACCGGCTTACCGGCGCAGGCAGCGAGGCCGATGTTGTAGCCTCCCTGCGCGGAGGTGCCGCGCTACAGCATGCGGTCGAATGCGGCCACGCTGGTAACGCGGTCCTGGTGTACCAAGGCCGTACACTCGCCTTCACGACCGCAAAGGACGAGCGGCTAAAGGCCTGGGGCATGTGGGATGTCGGTAGCGATCATAAGCGCGATGCGACACGGCATGCCATAACAATGGTACGCAGGATTAGCTCGGGCAGCGTCCTAGCTAGCGACATATGGGAGGATGACGAAGTTGATACTCGATGAATTCAATCCATTCAAGCCAACGGCACCAGACCCAGTGCCAGAGACAAAGCCGAGGATAATGTACGAATTCACGCGCAACATCATTCCTGGTGAGCGCGGTTACTATGGTGACCGCGTTATCATTGCCGGTGAGAGGGTCTACAAATTCACCGGCAATCATTATGGTGCCGGGCCATTGCCGGGCGGCCTACTTGTGAGCGAACACGGCTCACTTCTTTACCCATTCTTCGAGGTACCTTTGGACTCGGTAAGGCCGTACATCTCGTGAGCGGCACTTACTACGCCGGCATACTCCGCGATGCCGCAATACGCCTCATAGGCATAAGCAATGTCAAACTACTCGACTATGCCGAGATCACCGGCCGTCACGTAAGTGCGGAAGAACGTTTGATCATCGAGTTCACGCGAGTGTCGCCATCCCATGGCATCTACTCAATTGAGTTCACATGAGTAGACTCCGCGCGTTCTTCATCATCCTGGCGGTATTCTGCTTCATCTACGCGATCGTATTCGCAGGCGGCAACTGGGGCATTATCTCCTCATGGCTGTGGATCCACACCGGGACAGGCAACGAGCCGGGATCATACTACGGGTTCTTCTCCGGGTTCGGTAGTGATCTCGGCGAGTACGTCATCATACTAGGCGTGATGACTGGCCTATACCATCTCGTCAAGCGGAATAACTGCCACGCTCATGGTTGCTGGCGAGTCGGCTCCTTCCCGGTCGGCGACTACCGCGTCTGTCGCGTACATCACGCCGAGATCACCGGCACGGAGAAGATGGACATCGAGCGGCTCAAGGTTGTTCATCACCTTCACAAGCGCAAGCGACTGCTTGATGCCGGCTACAAGACCTCGGATGGAACTACGAGTCAAGGGAAAGAGTGGTCGCCGTGAAGCGCCATAGTCACTGGCTTGGCTGGTGCACGATCGTCGCGGTTGTCGCCATCGCCGATAAGTATGGTGACCGAACCATGAGCACAACGTTCCGGTCACTAGCTCGTCATCGCCTAGCTGGCCCGGTCATCTACGGCGTCTGGGCTGGACTCACGATGCATCTCTTCCTGCCGAGTGACCAAGATCCCGTGCGTTTCATGCAGGCGACCGCGAACGACTGTATTCGTGCACTCCGACCAGGGCAAATGTCAGTTTTTGATTTTACGGACGACGACACGTCAGCAGGGTAAAATGGCTCTACGGCCATTCTAGATGCACTAGCGGCCGAAGTCCAGTTCCTCCCAGTTTAGGAGTATGGTGAAGGTAGAAGCGTGCGTGTGGTATGATTCCGGCGAGCCGCGTGTATGGCATGAAGTCAAGGACTACGCGAGCGCAGGATCGCTCATGACGGACTTCATGACGAACGGCTGGTACAAGATGGAGTTCTACTGCGACGGCAAGCGCTCGCACACGGTGCTGGCTACCGAGGACGAGTGTGACCCGGTCATAGTCGAGTACCGCGAGGATTACCTGATGATCACGCCGGTAGACGGCTCATGATTCATGGCGTACTCTTAGGGTGATGGTGTAGCGAGTCGCCGGTGTCCGAAAGGTCCGTTGCCGGCGTCAGGCGATTAGGTCGTGGCTCGCTACTAACTCTAGACACGGAGGCAAGACCGTGAGCGACAAACTCGACTCGATTCTCGGTAAGGTTCGCGGCCTAGTCGCGAAGGCAGAGCACCCCGATACGCCGCCGCACGAGGCCGACACCGCGCGGCAACTGGCCGACGCGATGATGCTGAAGTACGCGGTTGACGCCGCGATGCTGCGCGACTCGCAGCCGGTCAACGAGCGGCAGAAGCCGGGCAAGGCCAAGGTGGATCTGGTCGAGGCCGCGAGCCTGTATGAGAACAACTTCATAATGCTGATCGCGGTCGTGACCGAACACACGCGAACTAAGTCCGTCATAACTGGGGCGGGCATACCGGCCGACGTCGCTGAGGCCGTCAACCAGTACCGGCGGAACAAGGGTGAAGGCCCGAAGATGGTGCAGGCCTATGTGTACGGCTTCGAGTCGGACCTCAAGTACTTCGAGATTCTGTACACGACGCTTCTCCTCCACATGAGCAACGGCATCGACCCGAAGCCGGACGCGAGCTTGTCCGATGAGCTCAACTCCTACAACCTCCGCGCCGCTGGACTCAACTGGGGCGAGATCGCGCGGATCTTCTACGGCAGGCGTCACAAGTACGGCTGGGATGGCGACCAGTCGAACTACATGAGGTTCACCGGCTACTGGAAGCGTGCCGCGATGCGCGAGACGCGCCGTCGTGGCGAAGAAGCCATCCACATCCCCGCCAAGGTGACCGATGAGGCCCGGAAGATCTGGCGACTGAACTTCGCCAGGTCCTACGTGGCGACTCTGCAGCGACGCCTCTGGAATGCCCGCAACGCCCGCACGACCGGCAGCGAAATCGTCTTGAAGTCCTCTATGGACGAGATCAACCGGATGATCAATGCCGAGCACAAGAACCTGACGAACATGGAATCGCTAGACCAGGATGTCCCGTTCAACAAGGCTGCTTGGAATGCCGGCAACCGTCACGCTGATGCGGCCGACATCGGCGGGACCGGCGTAGCCGCTCGCGTCGCTGGCGCACTCCGCTAGAGCCGTAAACCCCGCGCCTGAGCCTAAACGACCGGTGTACCCGGACTAAACGGCTACCGAGACAGGCGTGGGGTTTACTTTCGTCATATGATGGGGTAGACTGAGGTTGATGGTGACCCAGCGAAAGGCAAGATGATGAACGTTAGTCGGATGACCGATGCGGACTTCGCCGAGTGGTGGGCGGCCGAGGAGGCTAAGCGCTCTAGCGCTCTGGAGACGCAGGAAGACCAGTACCAGCGGGTTACGGACTCGATCGCATGAGCGCCGTCAAGTGCGGTAGGTGCCAGTGCTACCACGAATCCGCCCTAGCCGTTCGCGAGTGCTACAATGGCGGAAAGCCTGCGGTTCTCGACTCAGCCGGTGACGCGCCAAGGTCTATGCGCGCGACCGACAAGCAGGTAGCCTTCGCGCGGAAGATGCAGGCCGGACTCGGCATACACGTCCTGACCGACCGTGAGGCCGCGAGCTACACGAAGCGCACGGTCAGCGAGCTAATCAATACCCTGATCCAGCGGGACATAGCCGCAGCGGGATCGCCTAGGCCGGCATCTATCCAGGCGGCCGACTGGCCGACGATCACGAGCGGCTACTACGCGGTTATGAACCTCGGTACGCGGCGAACGGGCAGCGACGTGATCCAGGCCAACGAGACTACCGGCCAGATCGACTTCTTCAGAGTGGATGCGCCAGAGGACGGCAAATGGAAGGGCTGCATCTTCGTCAAGCGCGTCCTCGGCGGTGGCTACGGCGACAACGAGACGCGTACTGAGCGCGTTCCGCGCAGGACGGCCGAGACGTGGCTTAAGTGCGTCCAGGGCCGCGTAGCCGAGAGCCAGGCTATGTACGGCCGGTCTATCGGCCGCTGCGGTATCTGCAACCGCGAACTTACCGATGAGGAATCGCGCAAGTCCGGAATAGGCCCGGTGTGCGCTTCGAGGATGAGCGGCGCGTGAGCCGTCGACTGCAGGTCCAGATCGGTCCTCGCTGGATCGGTCTGGCCTGCGCCCGATTGGGCCTGGCCATCGCTGGCTTCCGGCCTGTGAACGCGCTCCAGCGCTTCCGCGATGACTTGTGGGAATCGCCGATGTGTTACCGCGCCTCGCATTCGCATCTACACGAGCCAGGCGTCCGGCACGAGCGCGTCTCGCTGGATGAGGCGATCGAGGCGATGCGCCAGCCCAACGACTATGAGCGATATCAAGAAGGCATACAGTGGTGGAGGGACAAAGAAGGCATACAGCAGAGGAGGGGCAGGAGAGGAGTTTACTATGGGCGTGCCGTGGTGGACGTCGACAAGTTCGGCCGTAGCGTCTGCCCGTGCGGCTATGCCGAGGAGTGCGGCATACACTGCGGAGATGGAGAGTGCCATGGCAAAGAGAGTACGGAGAGTGATGTATCATGATGGCTAACCTACCGCCGCTCGTAGCGGGCGTGTTCCTGTTCGGCTGGAAGTGCATGGTTGTGTTCTACTACGGTGGCCCGCAAGCGTTCTGGGTCATGCTGATGGCAGCCATGGGCGCATACGCCCCGCTCGTGCATAGGTTCCTCTAGACGTCGCCATAACTATGGCGTAGTCTTGAATCTCGGCAAGAACCCAGGAGGAAATGATGAGTATCATACTCGTCACGCGGATCGGCGAGCGGATCGCCGCCAAGTTCCCGTTCTCCGACCATGACGTTGAGCTAGTCAAATCGGCTGGTGCGAGCTGGCATAACTCAACGAAGTCATGGCGGCTACCGCTGTCGCTGGAGAAGTGCGTTGAACTCCGCGCGATGTTCGGCCGACGACTCGTGATCGCCGACCCGTTGAAGGACTGGGCATGGGATGAGCGCCGCAAGCGCGCGGAACTCGAAGCCCTGCGGGTCGGCGAGATGGGGGAGGACGCTCTGCCAAACCTCCGCGAACTCGCGCCGGAACTCTTCAAGGCCGTCATGAGCCGGCCATACCAGGCGGCCGGTGTCGCGTTCGCCATCACCGGGCGGAACGTCTTGAACGGCGACCAGCCTGGACTCGGCAAGACGTACCAGGGCCTAGGCGCACTCGTGGAGTCACGGGCGAAGCGAATCCTGATCATCTGCCCGCGAACGGCCGTACGCACCGTCTGGGCCTCGCATATTAAGCGCCTCGCCCCGACTATGACGGCGATCGTTGCCCAGGGCACGCGAGCGCAGCGTGAGGCCGCCATAGCGGAGTTCAATGGCCGGGCCGAGACGTTCGCCGCCATGAACAGCGATCACGTCGCGGCGCTAGTCGTCAACAAGGAGATGATCCGCGTCAAGCGGATGTGGCGCTGTGAACTTGCCGCCATAGATGGTACTGAGTACGGCAAGCCTCCCGGCAAGAAGGGCGGCTGCCAGTATCCCGATGCCCACGGCCATACGGCTCGCTACTACCCCGAGTACCCGGAGTTGTTCGGTCGTGACTGGAACTTCATCCTGATGGACGAGTGCCATCATGCGCTCGCGTCGCGGTACAATGTTCAGAGCGCTAATATCACCCAGATCCGTCTCGGCGCGATGCGGCTACCGCTAGCCGCGAACGGCTACAAACTTGGCCTCTCTGGCACGCCCTACAGGTCTAAGGCGCAGAAGGCGTGGGGCACGTTGAACTGGCTCCAGCCGAAGACGTTCTCCTCTTTCTGGCGCTGGGCCGAGGAACTGTTCAGCGTGACCGATGGACGGTATGCCAAAGAAGTCTCACAGAGGCCGTCAGACCCAGAGGTCTTCGCCGACCGGATGCGGCCCTACTTGATCGCGCGGACTAAGGCCGAGGTTGCGCCCGAACTACCGGCGATCACGTACGCTGGCGAGCCTAGCGACGGTGAGAACGGCCCGACCGGCGTCTGGCTGGAGATGGAGCCGACGCAGGCCAAGGCTTACGCGCAGATGGCGAGAATGGCCGACGCTAACATCCACGAGGGAAACATTATGGCGAACGGCGTCCTCGCTGAGCTCACGCGGCTTAAGCAATTCGCTTGTAGCTATGGCAAGTCGACCGGCCGGAACGCTATGGTGCCCGCGTTGCCGTCGAACAAGTATGACTGGACGCTCGACTTCCTGCAAGAGCGTGAAGGATTCGATGGCAAGGTTATCATCGCCTCGCAGTTCACCGGACTCCTCAAGGTCTTCGCGAATGCCCTCCTCAAGGACATGACATTCACGAACCGCGACCAGCCGCTTATGTTGACCGGCGAGACGTCCGACCGGAACCGCGAGATCTTCCAAGAGCGAATCCAAGACCCTGATGACCCGACATGGATCGGATTCGTCAACCTCCGCGCTGGCGGAGAGGCGATCACCCTTGACCGGGCCGATGACATGATCCTTCTCGACCTGCCTTGGATCGATGATGAGATTCAGCAGATGGAGAACCGCGTCCACCGCATTAGCCGTATCCACGCGGTAACGGTCTACCGGCTGGGAAGTCTGGACACCGTTGACCAGCGGATCGCAGAACTTACCGACGACCAGCGAGCGTCGCTAATGGCGCTTCGCCCCGAAGGCAGGAAGATCCTGTCTTCAATCCTCGAAGTCTGAAAGGCAAGAGAATGGTAACCGAAGTTCCCAGCACCGACCAATGGGCCAACTACCGCGCCGACTACTCGGCGACTTGGCCGCCGAAAGCCTCCCGTGGGGGGACGTTCTACTACTGCCACCAGCCGGTCATTATCGAGCGGCGCGTCCCGAAACTCGACAAGTTGGGCCGCAAAACGCGGTACACGACCATCGAGACCGAAGTTATTCCGGACTGTGGCCAGCGGTTCCGGATCGCTAACGGCCCAGCGGCAATCCTTCGCCATGCGCGGAGGAACCATGCTTGACATGAAATGGATAAAGCCGTATGTCGCTGCTATCCAAGCGGCATCGGAAAAGGTCAAGGCCGGCCACTGGGAGACGGCATATAACTGGTGGATGATAGGCATCAGGTTCAATGAGATATACGGAATACCTGATGGGCCTGGACGAGGCAACGGAATGCCAGTTTCAGATCAGCAAGAATATGCCGACGTCATAGGCCTGCAATACAAGGAAGGCAAAGGCGTCACTTCTATACAACAGGCTCGCAATGCGGCCGCAAAGATCAAGGATGAATCACAACTCCGCGACTTGACCGAGGAATACGGCAACTGGTACAGCGTCACTCAGTACTGGGCTCGCGGCAAAACCCCTAATGCCGCTAACAAGCGACGTGATTCCAGGAATGACGGTACATCCGGAATTCAGGTCACTTTGCCGGCCGACTTCTCCAGGGAACTTCTCAAGGCTGGTTACTCCAAACGCGAAATCCAGCGAACGGCCCTAGCATACTTCAACTACCCGGAACCACGCGATGACATACGCGGGATGCTCAAGTCAGGAGAAGCCAATGCGTGAGACCTCGGCTAACGGGCATGAAGTCGTATTCATGCCGAAGGATGTCTATTCCTCGGTCAACAAGCTGGCGACGATTTCATGGGGCGTCAGTCGGCGTCAATGGGAGACTGCCGCTATCGTCGCAATGATCTGTCAGCGCGGCAAGCCTGGCCGACCGGCAAAAAACGCAGGAACGGGTCGTGCGAATAGCGCCGACCGGATATCGATTCGTGAACTGGCTTCCAAAGGCATATTCGGCCTGCGTAGCCAGGACTCGATTCGCGCCTATCTCCGGGCCTGGGACATCAGCGGCTTGCCGGCCCCGGAAGCCGGCCAGCGGATAGAGTTGCCGATCGATGACTTCCCTGACGTGCCGACGCTTTACGGCCGAGACAAGGATGCAGAGCCGCTAGACGCACCCGAGGATGCCGACGACCAAGAAGACGCCGAGGACGACTCGGATGTGGAGGATGTGCCCTCTCGCGGCGGGAATAGCCGCGAGCGGTCGGCCTCGAAAGAGTCGACCATGCTCGACCAGTTCCTCAAGGTCCTTGACCGCGCCGACCCCGCGCATGTGATTCACGGGCAGGATGCCGAACACATCTCGCTACTCATCAAGACGCTGGAGTCCTGGCTAGACTCGCTCCGTGAGGCCGCTGGCGACTCTGCCGATTAGCCATACCTGATTCCGTCAGGTAGGGTCAAGATCTACTTACCAGAGAAACGAACCGAAAGAAAGTGATTCGAATGCCCAGGACTGTCGCCAAGAATGAAGACGGCTCGAAGGATCTCACCGCGTACGTCGGAAAGCCTGTCACCCCGGCTGTCCAGCAGTACTTCGAGTGGCTCAAGGAGCGTACCGGCTACGCCAAGCTGGACCTGACCTCGGTGAAGCTCGCCAAGACCCTCGGCGCGGAGTTCCAGACCGACATGCGGGAGAACGGCTCGCCGCGAGCGAGGAACGCGACCGGCCAGGCCGCCCCGAAGCCTGCGCCTAAGCCTGCTGCCAAGAAGACCCCCGCTGCCGCCGCGCCCAAGTCGAAGCCTGCCCCGGCCAAGCCTGCCGCGAAGACTCCTGCTCCCAAGCCTGCGGCCACTACGCGTCGCGGCGCTGCGGCCGCCGAGAAGGCACCCGCCTCGAAGCCTGCCACTACTCCGCGCACTGGCCGCCGTGGCAAGCCCGCGAACGACTCGCCTGCGGCCGCGCCCTACTAGAGTTAGGCCCGAACGGGCGCTAGCGACAACCGGCCGGTAGTAGTCGGGGCTAGCGCCCGTTCAACACCCAGGAGGCGAATATGCCAGAAGTGCAGAAGGTAGAGATCGTTGCGGCGAACGACCAGCCGGGCGAGATCTTCGATGGTGTCCGGTCTAGGCGTAGTCTTGGTGTCCGGACGGTACACGTATCCGGCGACGCGCCGTACGCCACGCGGAGAGTGTTCCTATGGCTCGTAATCCTGCCGGTGGTACTCGCCGCCCTAGTCCTACTAATCTTGGCGCTACGGCCCGTTCTAGGGGCATAGGCCACACAGGAGGCAAGACTGTGGAAGAGCAAGGAAAGTCACGCGAGCAGGAAGCGTATGAGGCGCTTAAGGCGATGAACGCCAAGCGCCGCTGGGAGATCAAGGCAGCGAAGGCCAAGCAAGAGGCCGAATTTGCCTTGGAGACGCCGCTAGACCTCGGCAATTTGCCAGAGATCATCGGCCTGCTCGTTAGCGAACTGCGAACGCACGCGATGCAGGGCGCGACGAATACGGAGTGGATGGACCAGCAGGCGATGTGCGTCGCCGAGGAGGCAGGCGAGTTCATCGGCGCGTACCGGCGCTGGCGTGGTTTCGCTAGGCGCGCTGGATCGCACGAAGATGTCGAGGCCGAGATGGCCGATGTCATCGTCTCGACTCTCTGCATGATCACGCTCTGGCTCGATGCAAAGGATGCGGGCACCGGCGAAGCCGACACGCTGAACGCGCTTATAGCCCGCAAGCTGCGCGTGATCTTCTCTCGCGGCTGGGTCAACAAGGCCGAAACGGCTATCCGGCTAAACAAAGTTCCGCTACCGACGTATGGCCGCGAGGATTCCGGCAATGCATACGGTCTTGGCTACACGCCCGGTGAACGCATGGTCGGCGCGCTGCCAGGCGACCCATTCGCCGTACAGCGCGCTGCCCTGGAGAAGCGCGCTGCTGAGGAAGCGCACCCCGATGACATCAGCGACGCCAAAAGCGACTGGCCGCATGCGGCTAAGCCTCCCAAGGCCAAGATTGTCGAGGAAGATATCCAGCCGGGACATAACTTTGACTGACGAGGTTATGCTGCGCACGAGCGAGCGCAAGCTGTTCCGTGAGTGCCATCAGGCCTGGTGGTGGCGCTACATGGAATGGCTTAGCCCCAAAGGCCGGCCAGCCCCGCATTTCTGGTTCGGCACAGCCGTCCATTACGCGCTCGCCGAGTGGTACAAACCCGGCTTCCGTCGCGGACCTCGCCCGGTCACGACGTTCAAGAAGTGGATGGCCTCGCAGGAAAGCGAACTCATTCCTGCCGGGTACAACGACCAGGGCCAGGCCCAGTTCGCCGATGCACTAGAACTCGGCGTGTCCATGCTAACGCGCTACGTAGCTCGCTACGGCAAGGATGACGAGCTAGAGACGCTAGCGATCGAACAACCATTCCAGGTTGACATCCTCAACGGGAAAGGCGAGTATGTCGTCACTGCTGTGGGGACTTTCGACGGCGCGCTACTGGATCACTCGGATGATGGCATCTACCTTTGGGAGCACAAGACAGCGGCTAACATCGCTACGGCATTCCTCGCGCTGGACGACCAAGCCGGGACATACTTCGCCGTAGCAACGCAAGTACTCCGCGCGCTGGAATTGATCGAGCCGGGCGATGCAATTGACGGGGTGTTGTACAACTACCTCCGCAAAGCGAAACCGGATGAGCGGCCGAAAGACCCGCAAGGCTTCTACCTGAATAAGAATGGCGAGCGCTCCAAGGTTCAGCCGCCAGCCGAGTTCCATCGCGAGGTTGTCGAGCGCACTCCGGGCGAGGTCAACCGGCAATTGAGCCGCATTCGCGATGACGCGCTACTCATGCGCGCCGTTCGTGAGGGTAAGGTTCCGCTTACGAAGAACACTTCGTACCGCTGTCCCAAATGCCCTTACTTCGACCTCTGTGTTCTGGACGAGAAAGGGGATCAGCGAGCCGTAAAGGCGTACAAGCGAAGTTCCTTCAACGCAGTCGACCCCTACGCCGATCACAGGAAGTCAGCGAGCGAGTTATGTGGATCAAATGGAATAAGGACCTGCCGCAAGCCGAGAACACGCCGCCGGATAGGCCGCCAAAGGCTCACGAGCACGAACTACACGCAATCGATTGCCAGCGCGGGTTCAATGCGCCGCTTACGCCGTCTACCACCATCGTGCTATTCGGCTGTACGACGTGCCCGCATGTCGAGACGTCACTCCTCCAGGGTCAATGGACGCTGGAGCAGGTCACGCGCTTCCACGCCGAACCAGAGGCGAGCGCATACGGCATAGAGGACTACAAGACCGACGTCGTTCCGCCCATGTACGGCGCCTGATGCCGCCTAGGGGCGCTCGCAAGCGGCCAGCCGGGGCCGCTCCGCTACGGACGCGCGTCAAGTCCGACCGGCCTGCCATCCAGATCGTGGAGGAGTCGCTAGCCGACTTCAACGAGAGCAAGAACATCCTCCTATACGGCGACAGCGGAATCGGGAAGACAGTCGCTGCCGCTGGCATCGCTACGGCCGAGCGTCGCACAGTCCTCATGTCTACGGAGCGCGGCGCGGTATCGGCTAAGCGAACTGGCTCGATTGCCGGCCTTTACCGTGCAATGGACTGGGACCATGTTGAGGCGAGCCTGGACAAGGCCGACGAGGAGTTGGGCGAGAACGACTGGCTCATCCCTGACTCGATCAGCCGAATGCAGCACCTGCTGCTGCGCTGGATCCTAGAGGCCGAGCATGATATGCGTGACTCCGACCTCGACACGCCTCAACTCCAGCACTATCCCAAGTGGTGGAACATGTACAAGCGCTTCATCGACCGGATGATTGACGCGAGGTACAACACCCTGATGGTCGCTACGGCTATGCATCTCGAAGATGTCGAAGGCGAGCCGATCATCGTCCCCGCGCTGATGGGCTCCAACAAGGACCCATTGCAGATAGCCAACTACGTCTGTGCGCAAGCCGACAGCGTGTTCTACCTCGGCAAGCCAAAGGCGAAGAAAGGCGAGGCACAACTACGCCGCATTCTCACCGATAGCCAGCCGCCATACTTCGCCAAGAACCGCTACTCTGGCACTTTGCCGAAGTTCGTGGACTTCGAGGATGGCGAGTATGACATCATGGACTGGGTCATCCAGCAGATGGAACTCCCGGTAGGCAGCGAGTAGGCTCGGCCTGCTAGCCAACTGAAAGGTTAACAATGGCAAAACTCAAGGCAGAAGACTACGGCTCATTCGACCCGGATGAGCTAGATGTCGAGTGGTCTGACAACGACGACTATGAGCCGTATGACGGCGAACTCCCCAAGTCGAACATCCTCCTACGCGGCTACTGCAAGAAGATGTGGTGGACGTTCTCCAGCAATGACAATGCCATGATCAAGGTGTTGTGGGTCGCTGAGGGAAACACCGGCAAGACCGAGGAGTTCAACGGCCTGCCGATCTGGGACCAGATCGTGTTCACGCCTAAGGCCAGTTTCCGCTATGGCCCATTCCTTCAGGTCCTCGGTATTACCCTCCGCGACGTCTTCAAGAAGATGGACGTCGCCGAAGAGGATGACAACGTCGGCTGCCCGATCAACTGGATTGCCAAGATGGTGCCGGGCGAGGACGCGCGGATTGGCGTCATCACCAAGCGTGAGAAGTACGAAGGCGAGTCGCGTGTCAAGGTCGGCAAGTTCGTGGAAGATCCCGAACTCGACGATGAAGAGGAGGAAGAGGAAGAGGCACCCGTTCCTACCCGGACTCGTGGCGCCAAAACACCGGAGCAGCGCCGTCTCGCTGTACACCACGGTGGACGGCGCAAGCCCGATCCTGAGCCGGAAGAGGAAGACGAAGAGGTCGAGGAAGAGGTCGAGGAAGCCGAAGAGGATGTTGAAGAGGAGGACGAGGCACCGCCGGCCAAGCCTGTCCGTAAACCTGCCTCTAGGGGCACCGCTGCAGCCAAGAAGCCAGCGGCTAAGCCGGCCACTCGGACTACCCGCCGCAAGCCTGCGGATGACGATGATGAAGCGCCGTTCTAGATAGGCGGTAACATTTAGACTCCAGCCCGGTCGGTGGAAGTGTTTCAGACCACGGCCGGGCTGGTTACCCCAGGAGGCAAGATGAGTAAGGTTGCAGTATTTGGGATAGGCCCGTCAGGTATGGCGGCTGCCTGGGCCGCGCTCCGCGCGGGGCATGACGTCGACTTCTATGCCAAGGGCCTAGACAAGAGCCAGCTGTTCGGCTGCCAGTACCTTCATGCGCCAATCCCGTTGCCGAGGTCGTACAACATCGCCAGTGCCAAGGTCGAGTACAAGTTGGTCGGCACGGCCGAGGAGTACCGCGCAAAGGTATATGGCGGCTCATACAAGGGCCGCGTCTCGCCGGAAGACCTTGAAGGCGAGCATTACGCCTGGGACATCCGCGCGACGTATGACGCGCTCTGGAGCATAATCACCAGCAACAAGCGCGTGTCCATATACCCGGTTGGGATTACCGCGAGCTGGCTTGCCGCGAGTACGACAGCGCTCAGCCGGTATGCGCACGTCATATCGACTATCCCTGCTTTCGCGCTCTGCGATCAGGCCGTGCATCATCCGGCTCAAGAAGGTCATTACTTTGCCTCGCACTCGGTTAAGGCCCGTGGCGGCCGTGAAGGCTACCCATTCGGCGATACCGAGGGTGATGTGATCGTGTGCGACGGCACCGACGCGGTAGCGTGGTACCGTAGTGCCGTAGTGTTCGGGTACCGCACAACGGAGTGGCCGAGGACATTCCGGCCCGGTATAGGCGGCCTGCCAATCGTCTCTGTGCGTAAGCCCCTGCAGACCGACTGTGACTGCCATCCCGAGATCATCCGGCTAGGCCGGTATGGCCAGTGGAAGAAAGGCGTCCTGGTACACCAGGTATTCCAGGCCGCCGAGAAACTTATGAATGGAGAATGGGCATGACGCCTAAAATCGTTACCGTGAAGGCCGCAAGGGTTCTGTCATTCGACTACACGGACGAACTGATCACCCATCCCCTGAACACGGTGTCGGTCATCGTTCAGGTCTACCGGGCTACCGGAGTTCTCGACATCAACGCGTTCGTCCGTGTCGAGAGTCCGACGTCTATCAAGGTCTACTCCTCGGCCGAGGACGCTGCCAATGTGGTCATCATAGGGTGAGCGGCGCAAGAATGGGCGTGGGATCTTTCGACTATGGCCACTGGGACCGCATCGCGGACGACCAATCGCATAGCCAGGTCTTCCGCAACGGCGACGGCAAGCCGGTATTCGGCATCGACATAGATGGCACCCTCGGCGACTACCACGGCCATTTCTTGCAGTTCGCCGAAGGATATTTCGGCCGGCCATTCCCGTCGCCTGATGAGATCAATCCTGGCCGGCGTCTCAGCGAGTTCATGGAGATCGATCATCGCGACTACCGGGACTGCAAGCTTGCCTACCGCCAGGGCGGCTTGAAGCGGACTATGCCGGCCTACCTCGGCGCGGCCGACTTGACGCGCTTGTTGCGGTCTGTAGGGGCCGAGGTATGGATCTGCACCACTAGACCGTATCTTCGCCTTGACAATATCGACCCCGACACGCGCGAGTGGCTGCGGCGGAATGATATCGAGTATGACGCGGTTATATTCGATGACCCGTACGAAGACGAGATCACCGGCAAGTATGCGGAATTGATTCGCCAAGTCGGGCTGGACCGGATCGTGGCGGTGGTAGACGATCTGGCTCCGCAACTACAGGATGCCAAAAGCTTTGGCATCAAGAACCTTTACCTCCGCGCGCAGCCGTACAATGGCAAGGGCGTGAATACTGATGGGCTAACTAGGATCGGCAGCCTTGGCGTTATCGAGGCGAAAATGCTTCAAAACCTGCATGACTGGCGACACGCCCCAAAGGATGCATGATGGCAGATGTATGGTTCGGCAAGTACACGGACCCGTTTCGCGGCCCGAACGCGCGCAAGACTTCCCGCGAAACCACCGACCTCTCATACCACGGCGCGGTGTCGATCGCGGCCAAGCGGCTCAGCAGCGACCGGGGCCGGTCGGTCTCGCCATCGAACAACGGCGTGATCCAGGTCGGCTGTGACGGCATAGAGGTAGCCCTGGTGCAGGACTTCCGCGATGAGGACCTGGAGGTGGTCGGCCGCTACTCGCAGGCCGCCTCCGTGGGAGCGCCGGATGATATCCGCGCGAGCGAGGACCCGAGTCAGTTCCTGCGCGGAGGACTCGCCAAGCAATCGCTCGAAGACTTCCGCGTGGCATTCGCGGTTCGCGGCGCGAGCCGGGCGCTTACCCATCAACTCGTGCGAACTCGCCAAGCGGCTTTCAAGCAGCAGTCGCAGCGCGACTCCTACTACGGCGACATGCCGGAATTTAGGATGCCGGAGTCGGTGTGGATCAACCAGGATGTCCGGCGTGTCTGGGTGGAGGCCCTGATGGTCGCCCATCGCGCCTACAGCGTGGCGGTCCAATATGACGTGCCATACGAGGATGCACGGTACATTCTGCCTGAGGGCACGACCAACTTCATCCTCTGTGAGTACTCGCTCCGCACCTTCATCGAGACATATGCCTACCGGGGCTGCGTGATGTTCCAGGATGAGTACGTCCACACGATTACCGCGATGCGCACTCTTCTGATAGAGTCGCATCCGTATCTAATGGAACACATCCTGGTGTCGTGTGAGAAGCCAAAGAAGTGCACCTATCAGGGGCCAGAGCCGGTGGAGGGGCAATGTACCTTGCCGTGGGCCAAGGAGGACAACCGGGTGTTCCGGCCCAAGACCTACCTAGGCGAACGGAAGACAGCGCTATGAGCATCCGGAAGATCACTGAAGATCTAGAGCAACGTATCCGGGAGGAAATGATGAGCAATCATATTCGCGGATGCGGTTGCAGCGTTTGCGCGCCGTACCTCACGGATAACCGATGGGACCCGGCATTCGTACGCCAGTTTGACAACCGGCTAGACAAGAGCGAATCATGGGCTGAATGGAAGGATCGTCAATACCCGACGATCCAACTAACCCACGGAGCACAAGCGGCCGAGGATGAGGTCAATCATCCGTCCTACTATGGCGGCGACACGCCATACGAGGTCCTTAAGGTCGCCATCGCCTGGGAGGAGATGTTCGGCCTAGGCTTCCTGGTACTCATGGCGATCAAGTACCTCACGCGTAATGGCCGTAAGCCTGGCCAGGACGGCCGCAAGGACTTGCGGGAGGCAGTCTTCTACATCAAGGCCGAGTTCGCCCGTAGGTACCCTGGCGAGGAACTATGATCCCTAACATCGCCAAGCACCTCGCCGAGTGCGACCGGGTATCATACGTCAATCTATGTACGCAACGCGACGTCGGCGCGGTAGTGGTCAAATGCGGCGACGTAGTATCAGTCGGGCGCAATACTATGCCAGGGCATGACGCTTGCGTCCTGGGCGGTTGCCCGCGTGGCGCATACAGAGATGGCAAGGTACAAAAAAGGCCCGACTACAGCGACTGTGTAGCCGTGCATGCCGAGATGAATGCGCTACTCCGCGCTGGCACTACTCAGAGTCACGGCGCAATCCTGGTTGTCAACTCCACGCCTTGCTACCTCTGCACGCGCCTCGCTCGTGGAGCCGGTATCATCGAGATCGTGTACCGGGATCAGTCGGGCGATATCATCGAGATCGTGTTCTGATGGGTAGTTGCCAATGCAAAGTCTGTTGCGGATGGATCGGATGCCCTCGGAATATGACGCAGGAAGACCTCTTGTGCGACTACTGCCGGGATGTCAAGAAGGGCATTCGGAGCGAATTGTGGCATTGCCACAATTCAATGCGGGCCAAAGGAGGCTCCCCGAACAATGCGAACGAATCAGGATCGCAAGATGGGGCAGGTGAGGCGGAATGACTAAGTGGGTTTCTCTTCATCACCATACCACGTATTCATTCCAATAGGCAGGACGGTTATGCTCAGCCTGCCGATCACATCAGACGCGCGGTGGAACTTGGCTATGATGCTATGGCCTTCACCGAGCACGGCAATGTATCTTCGCACTTCCGCGCGGAGCAAGACGCTGCCAAATATGGCATCAAGCCCATCTTTGGCCTTGAGGCTTACACCGGGCCGGTCGACTTGGATAATCGCAAGCGGACGAAGTATCATCTCATACTCCTCGCGATGGATTCCGCAGGATACACAAACCTAAACAAGGTGGTGACGCAGTCATGGAAGGACTTCTATCAGTACCCAACAGTGGGTGGGAGCGCCCTTGCGATGCACAACGCTGGCCTGATCTGCCTATCCGGCTGTACCGGGTCTATGCTCGCCTGCAATCTAGTAGGCGGCAAGGACATTGCCGAACCTGCTGGTGGAATGAACATGGAGGCGGCCCTAGGTATAGCCGAACGCTTCAAGGCGCTATTTGGCGACCGCTACTACCTAGAAGTGCAGGGATTCCCGGAGCTGGAGAAGACCTGCAAGATCAATCCTGCCTATGAGATCATAGGCAAGGAACTCGACATCCCGCTAGTCGCGACTATGGATGTCCACTACCCTATGCCGGATGATAACGAGATGCAGGTCATTATCCACGCGGCCGACCGGGGCGGGAAGACCATCGACCAGCAAAGCCAAGGCTGGGAGTACGACGTCCGGCTAACGTTGCCCGACGACACCAACGCCATGTGGAGGAAGGTCAGGGCCACAGGCTTGAGCCGGGCCGCAGCTATAGAGTCGATCGAGTCGGCCGCACATATTGCTAGCCTCTGCAATGTGACGCTGCCAAAGGCCGACCGGCTCCAGTACCGCCCAACCGAGGAGGACATGGCCCCGTGGACATCCTAGCCGGTAATGAACTCCTATGGCAGTGGCTCCGCTACGGCTGGAAGTTCCGCGCGCTTGACGGACGGCCAAAGGCCGAACAAGAATGGTATGTCTCAAGAGCCAAGTATGAGATGGGGATCTTTACCGAGAAAGACCTGTCCGACTACCTTCTGTTCGTGTCTGACATCATTAGATGGGGGAAGGGCAATGAGATATCCTTCGGTCCAGGACGTGGAAGCAGCGCTGCGAGTGTTGTTTGCTGGCTACTCCGAATCACCGAGATTGATCCTATCAGACATCCACTTCTCATGTTCGAGCGCTTCATCGACCTCAACCGGGCTGATCCGCCTGACATCGACATTGACTGCTCAGATGAAGATAGATGGCGAGTCCGCGACCGGCTAGCCGAGAAGTATGGCGCGGATCACGTCGGGCAGATCGCCAACTTTGTTCGCTATCGAGCGAAGAATGCCCTCAACGACGTCGGCCTTGTCTATGGCATTCCCAAACACGAGGTCAAGATTGTCAGCGACCTAATCATAGAGCGTTCGGGTGGCGACTCACGGTTTGACTCCTCTCTGGAGGACACCGTGGAGATGTTCCCGAATGCTAAGGAAGTATTCGAGCGGCATCCCGATCTCTGGAAGGCTGCGCGCCTCGAAGGCAACACCAAGGGTATGTCAGTTCACGCGGCCGGCATCATCGTCGCGAACTCGCCTCTCACCGACGTCTGCGCAGTCTATGAGCAGAAGGGGGTCCGCGCGCTTTCGGTCGACAAGTATGACTGCGAGTACGCGGGTATGCTCAAGCTGGACTTCCTCGGCCTATCGACTATGGGCATGATCTCGCTATGCCTCAAGATGGCCGGCCTAACATTGGATGACTTGTATGCGATTCCCGACGATGACCCAGAGACTCTATCCGTATTTCAGGATGGAGATGTCGTCGGACTCTTCCAGTTTGAAGGGCGCGCGACACGACTCGTCAACCGAGATGTACATCCGGATAGCTTTGCTGAGGTATCGGATGTCAATGCACTTGCGCGTCCAGGCCCGCTATTCAGCGGTACGACTGCTGACTACTGCGAAGTCAAACACGGCCGCAAAGAGGCCGAGAGCTATCACCCGGTTGTGGACGAGATTACGGCGCTCACAAAGGGCTGCATTATCTACCAGGAGCAGATCCTCAAGATTGTCCGCGAGATTGGCGGCTTCGACTGGGGCCACTCAATCGAAATCAGGCGGATCATCTCGAAGAAACTCGGCCAAGCTGCCTTCCAGGTTAGCATGGGCAGCTTTGTCGAGGGTGCCAAGCGACTGCACGATATCGAACCAGACCTTGCGGAACGCATATGGAAGCGGCTGGTCACCTCTGGGACCTACTCATTTGTAAATGCCCACAGCGTGGCGTACTCTATGTTGGCATGGTGGTGCGCCTACCTCAAAGTTCACCATCCTGCGGAGTTCTATGCTGCGTCCCTGTCGAAAGCCTCGCACGAGGATGCCGCATTCCGTCTCATGAAGGACGCGCAGAAGCACGAGATCCGAGTGAGGCCGCCGCATGTGAGCCAGAGTACAAGCCGCTGGAGGCCGATAGCGATCGACTACGACGGGCGTCCATCAGTTCTAGCGGGCTGGTCAACAATCCCTGGACTGGGCGACAAAATCGCGGAGAAGATTGACGCGTTCCGCGAGGAGAATGGCGAGTACTCGACCTGGCACGACCTTGAGGCGATCCCCGGCATCGGGCCTAAGAAGGTCCAGGCTTGGGACGCGTTCTGTTCCGGCCACGACCCATTTGGCCTAACGCACGCGGCTACCGTCCTCGGTAAAGTCCGCGACGCAATCGACGCGGGCGACATCCCGGTGCCAAAGCCGAACACAACCGGCAACGAGATGGCCGTCATGGATAAATATGACAAGCAGCTTGGCGTTGACAAGCGCGGCGCTCGCCAGTCGACGTGGAAGAGGACTTCCGGGTCATTCGTCGTATACATGGGGATCGTGAAGTCTCGTGAGTACCAGAACGCCGCAGAGAACGACCGCTCGCGGACGGGCGATGAGCTACCGGATATCCTCAAGAGGATGAAGCGCCCGGAGCTGCAGGACTACTGCGTACTGCGCTGCTTCGATGATGGCGATGAAGAGGTGTATGTGCGTACTACCCGGTTCACCTTCCCCAAGTTCCGGAAGATCCTAGAGTCAATCGCCGTTAGTAGGGATATCGTCGTTGTGCGGGGCCGGAAGTCGCCCGGCTTTGGGACGTCAGTATTCGCTGATGAAATATACGTCATAGACCCAGAGGACTGATCATGGCTACATGGACCTTTCCGAGGATGCAAAACCTCAGCGTCACGACCGACCAGACTTCTATCACCGTCGCTTTCCCCGAACTCTCACACTCGCCGTCGCCAGATCGCTACCAGGTCGTGTTCTGCCCGGGAGCAGCACTCGGCAAGGTCCTGTTCAACGAGTACATCAGCGGCGGCGGCCTGCATTATGCAGTCCAGTACGGGCCGGGATTTAATCCGGACACTCAGTACACGGTCGGTGTCCGCGCGGAGTTGAGCGATGGATCACACGCCTCGCCCTGGGCTACCGCGACCGTGAGTACTGCGGGACTGTACGTCAACCCATTTTCCAAGGTGACCGGCCTAGTCTGCGAGCGCGTCGACCAGGGGGTTGACTTCGCGGGTGCCGGGCCTGTCTTCGCGCTGGGGGACGGCACAGTAATCGAGACGAATGGGCCAGGCTGGCCCGGAGGCCCGTTCTTCTCTTACCGGCTGTCTAGTGGCCGTGCAGCTGGCCTCTGTGTGTACGTCGCCGAGGACATCGAGATCCTGACTCTCGACATCACCCCGAACGACAAGGCGATCGTGCAGACCCGCAAGTCGACCCGTGGTATTAAGTCGTTCGCCATGGCCTATGGGCTCGTAGCCGGAAGTCCGCTTAAGGCCGGCCAGCAGATCGGCACGATGTTCAATGGCGACAACGGTATAGAGATTGGATGGGCGCGAGCCGATGGACTCCTTCCCGAGTCCCAGCAACCGGAGGCGGGCAGTATCAGCGGCGCGAATCTCCCACTCGGCGGAACGCTCATCGGCCGAAACATGGATCAACTTCTTGTCAGCCTTGGCATACCGGCTGCGAACAATCTCACTCTGCCGCCCGGAGGACTCCTACCGGCCGGATGGCCGACATGGTGAATGATCACCTCGGCCTAGAACGCCAGGACAACGAGGAATGGTGCGATGAACATCGCGCGCCTTACTCGCTATGCGGCGACACGCATCCGATGAATAGCCCTGGACCGGCGGGCAAGTACACCTCCATGATCCGGCGCGCTGGCGATGGGGCCGACGTCGACGGAACAGCCGACCCACTAGTGCAGGAGCCAAAGAGATGACCGCTAGAAAGACTAGGCCGCCGGTAATCGTCGCCGAGCCAGAGCGCCCGCTAGTTGCGCCTCCCAGCTTGATGGACGACCAAACGTTCATCAAGCACTTCAACGCCCGCCATACCGGCGGCGTAAGCCGCCAGGGGCCTATCGACCATTTGACTTCGTGGCCCGACCAGATCGCGACATTCCGTGCGTTCCATCGGCAGGCTCACGAGGGGCAAGCCGGGCCATCCTCGGCGAACCTCAATCACACCCATGACCATGGCGACCAGCCGTGGCAGGACCCAGAAGGAGAGTAATGGTCAATCTCGACTACTCCGCGCCGAATGTACCACTCGGTACAGCCGGTAATGAGAACACGGTCTACAGCGGCCATCGTCTCGGCCTCTTGCCGGATCAGGGACGGCCGGCCATCAAGTTCGGCGACATCGCCATCCCAGGCGCGGAGCTACCGATTCCGGTCAGCGACGATCACATCACCGGAGTTCCGGCCTGGAACCTCGGCGGCAACGACCAGTATGGCACGTGCGGCCCGACCGCGCTCGCCAACTACATCACCATGGTCTACTGGAATCTTCTCGGCCTCCAGGTGACCGTGACTGATGCAGCGGTCTGGAAGTTGTACGCGGCGAGCGGGAATGCAGGATTCCCGCCCACGCCCGATAACGGCGTCGACCTCAACTACATGCTGACCCAGGCGCTCAAGATCGGCCTAGAGGTTACGCACACCGGCGTCATCAATCCGGCCGTATGGGGTCCGAACAGCGCGCCCCCTGCCACGCCAGCCGGGACTACCGAACTCGTCACGCCAGTCGCATTCGCGGCGCTCAACACGGCGAACATAGATGAAGTCCGGCGGGCCACGGCGATCTTTGGAGGCGCGGAACTCGGCGTCACCCTAGACGTCTCGCAGCAGACGCAGACGGGTGCCGGCCTCTGGGACTGGTCACCCTCGGCCGAATGGGGCGGTCATGCAATCCTCGGCGCGGCTTACACCGGGAAGACTTCCGGCCCCGACGAAGAGGTCATCACCTGGCAGCTACCGGTCGAGACAACCGACTCATTCGTCTCGCATCAGCTCGACCAGGGATTCGCAATCATCCTCCCCTGCCATCTCACTCACCCTAACTTCCTGGCGGGGGTGAATGTCACCGCGCTCGCCGCGCAGTACCAGGAGCTGACCGGCCAGTCGTTTCACCAGCGCCATCGGCGGAAGCTAGCCGCCTGGCAGTATGACCTGATCGACCGGCTCTGGGATGACGTCGCCGACAACGTCAGGGAATTCTGGGCTAACCTCGGCGGTTAACCTAGGTACAAGGCCCGATGCTGGCGAGAATGGATCGCGGGCATCGGGCCTTTCAAGTCAAGGGAGACAGATTGAGCATGGTAGAGATTCCTCCTGGCAAGAGCGCGGCCGGATGTGGCGGCTGTGAAGAGGTCTTCACCTGTGTGTCGGCATTCGACCGGCATCAGACGATGGACCCAGCAGGTGGCACGATTCATCATGACCCAGCGTTGCGCGGCCTAGTCGTGTACGAGCGCGAAGTCAAGGGCGAGGTCTGGTCGATGTGGGGCTGGCCGGCGTCAGGGAAGGACAACGACTGGTACTACGCCGAGTGAGCCCCGTCGCCGTGTGAGAAGGCACAGAGAGCCAATGAAACAGCCCCGTAAGGTCCTAGGACCTGCGGGGCTGTCTCGTTGAGTTCTAGGCCCATCCTAGTCGTCGGCGCGGCTAGAGAAGTCGCTAGGCACCGCGACGTTGCCGACCGGGTAGCCAAGGGCGCGGAACGAAGCCTCATGGAGCTGGATGTTATTTGCGCCGCTCCGGTCCAGGGTCCACATCCGCGCGCTGCCGTCAGCGAGCGACACGGCGATGTTCGCCCGCAGTCGGCTAGGGGCGAGGAGAGCTGCACCGCCGGTCAGGACTACGCCCACGGCACGCTTGCCGGTCGCGTACTGGCGGTTGGCGTCACCGACGACTACGCCGACGACCTCGGCTCGCGGGATGAAGCGCTTGGTCCGGCCGAGGATCAGGTTGCCCACGGTCAGCTTGACCTCGGTGATGCCGGCCTCGCTGATCTCGATCAGCGCGCCATCGGCGGTGCGGAACTTGTTCGTGACTTTCATGACTTAATCTCCTTGTTGCGACGGGGCAGGACCAGCGCGACGATCACGCCGATGATTCCGAATAGGCCGAGCAAGACGCACAGCCCCGTACCGTAGCCCTTGCGGGCGGCCAGGAAGCCTGCGACGATTCCGATGGCGATGGCGAGCAGGATCACGCTCATGACTTTCCTTCCACAAGCGATGCCGAACGGGTAGCGGCCCAGGTCGTGAAGCCGAGTGAGACTGCGAGCTGGGCCAGTTGCTCGATCTCGGCAGTCCATTGGCGCTCGTTGACGCGGAGGCGAATCCCGAGCTGGTTGAGAGCGGCGCGCGAGCGCTGGTCGCGCTGGCCAGGGGTTAGCGCCCAACGGCCGGTCGAGTAGTCCATCACGCCTCCAGGCCGGTAGCTACGTGGAGCAGGGCCTGGGCCAGGGTCGGCTCATGGTCGAGCTGCGCATCCGCGAACTCTTCCCAGGTCTCGTTCGCGCCGAGGTAGGGGAATTCATTCATGACGCGCACTCAGCGTCGCACACGTGGCCCGCGTAGTCGAAGCCGCCAGGGCAAGTTCGCCGAGGGGACATCGTGTCGTACGCGTCGTTGTATCCGCGCTGCCAGTCGTCGCCAGCGTTCCGGTAAGGCCGGAAGTTGAGAGCGCCATCCGCAGCATCCTGCATCCCTGCGGCGTGGCCGTCCTCCCATTCAGCGGTGACAGGGAGTCCGAGGTTGTGAACGATCGCGCTCATGCCGTCCACCGGGCGATTGCGGCGGGGTCGTTGCCGACTGCCTCGGCGAATCCGGCGACGTAGCGGCCGAACAGGTCCTCGGTCAGCCGCAGGCTACGGACCTCGGCCTGGTCGGATTCGGATTGGGTGAAGTTCCTGGCGATAATCGATTCAAAGTCGCTCATGACTTGCCTTGCCTCTCTGGGGCTAGGGTAGCTCGCCGCTGTCGGGTGCCGACCGGATTCGTACGCGCCGAACGCGAGTCACCGGAGTCAGCAGAGCCGGCCAACCCCGTCACAGAGGCATCCTTCTGGCTTCGCTTCCCGTATTCAGTTTCACCATACAACTTGACCCTACGCCATGCTTCTGCATATGAAAAGGCCCCCGCCGGAACGGGGGCCGTTTATTTTTCAGAGCTGACCGAACGTCCGCGCAGCGCGCTCGTACTGAGCGAACATCATGTCGGCGAGTTCCGGGTTATGCGACCGGGCGAGTGCGATCGTTTCGAGCATCGAGCTGAGCAGGATCTTCCGGGCCTCTGCGCGGAGCGAGATCGAACTCGCAGGCTTGGCGACCGGCGCGGCCTTGGCATCCAGCTTGGCCCTTAGTAGCGCCTCGGCACTCGGTGCGTCTTTAGTCATCTTCTCGTCTTCCGTTCGGGTTTTTCTACCTACCTTCAGTATAGACCTCTTATGCATAGAACGGAAGAGTTTCTGGCAACCTTTTTTACGCCAAGGCGCGCATGTCCTGTGCGGCGACTAGCCGCTGGTACGCGCGGGCCTTGCCCGTCTTCTGGCGGCAGTACGGGCTGCAGAACTTCTGCATGTTCCCTCCCTTGCAGTACTTCTGCTCGGGGATGCGGTTGTCGCAGTTCTCGGCCTCGCAGAGCCGGTCGGTGTATACGACGCCCGACGTCGGGATACGGCGAAGTTCGGCGACGTGCTCGCCGCCCCAGAGGCCGCTGATCTCGTTGCCGGCCTTTAGCATGTCGAGCGCGTACTGGCGGCAGAGCGCCCGCACCGGGCAGGCCCGGCAGAGGCGCTTGCCCCGGTCGGCATCATCCTTCGTCTGCGGGAACATGATGGCTTCATCCGCGCCGATGCAGCGGGCCTTGGGCATCCATGAGCTGTCGAGCATGTCTCTCCTAAACCGGACTTAACGGACGCCGCACGCTAGCACACTTAGAATGGCCGTAACGCCATCGAGTGCACTCCTGGTACGGTTGGGCCTAAAAACGAAAACTGACATTTGTGCAGGTCGTATGCAGTCTGCGACTAAACGGACTATTCGGGTACACGCTCGAAGTTCTGGCGGACCCCGCCGAACATGTCAAGAAACATGGTCCGGTAGGTGCACAGGAAGTCTTCGCATTCATCCATCGTCAAGATCCCGGGCAGGCCAAGGTCCTCTATATGCCGCTGGATCACGAAGGGTTGCGTTCGGTAGGCGGCCGGTACGAAGCCATTCCTTCTTGACCGGGCCAAGGCGATCAGCCCCGCGCGAGCGCCGGTGTGAAGGTACAAGTACTCAGGCTCAAGGCCGAGGTACGCGCCTATGCGCGTCGCTACGTCATAGACTGTGAGCGGCCCGATGCCCCACGGCTTGACCAGGTCGATCAGCGACCACAGCTCGTGGAAGTTCGTCATGTAATTCAACTTGTCGTAGCCGGTCAAGATCCCTGCCAGCTTGTCGCGCGACTCCTTACGCACCTTCACCTGGTGGTTGTGATGCTTACCATCGGCCTTGATCGAGTCGGTGGCTAGCTTGATCGCCACCCGGAGATTCGGCGCAGTCGCACAGAGTGTGTACACGGTGTCGCGCCGCTCGCGGGGGAAGCGCCACTTGAAGTCCCGCACGAGCGCTTCGAGCGAGGTCAACGGCTCGCGCGGAGGCGTTCGCTTGAGTTCAACGCGCTGTATGTCCATGGTTCTCTCCGTTGTCATGGGGCCATAGTAACTCATGAAAGTTTTCTGCCACTTACTCTATACTTTTCGGTGACTATGCAGTTATACTGTTAGTAAGAGCTTAACCGATGGAGGGAACGAAAATGAGTGACCTGATGATCGCGAAGATGGACCTGGACAAGCTTTACCTCGCTGGCGAAATGACTCAGGCCGAGTACCGCGACGCGAGCCAGAACCTGGACGAAGCCTTCGCCGCGACGCCCCTGCCTATGGTTGCCACCCGCTACCCGCTTCGCGGCGCGCTGGACCGCTAAGACGAAAAGAAGCCCTGCCCGCTTTCACCGGGCAGGGCTTCTTCACGTTCCGATTCTACGGTGCGCGCAGCGACGTATTCGGCGTGAGGTGAAGGCGCAGCAGGAAGCCAGGCAGGAAGTAGCCCAGAGACGTCGTGATCATGGCGAGGACTTCCGGCGAGAGCTTGAGCCCGAACGCAGCAGCAGCGGTTAGCCCCGTCGCAACTGCGCCGGTCAGGAGGCTAACGGTGACCGGCCTCGCCAGCGCTGCGTTGAACAGCGTGATGACGGCCGTGCCAATCGTTACAATGGCGGCCTCCTGGGACTGGCTCACGCCGACCGGGAATGCCGCGAGCAGAGCGGCAGCCGCGCCGAGGAGAGCCGTAAAGAGCGCAGGCTCAGTCTTGAGGATGTTCAGAAGCGGATTCGGCGCTGGGGCCGGTACTGGAGTAGTCATCTTCCCTCTTTCTTATCGCACGACTCATTCGCGCGTTTAGGTGGTCTGGAAGTTCACGGTGACCCAGCCGCCAGCCCGACTTCCATCGGCTGCCACAGCGCGGATTCCCATGATGTAGCCGTGGCCAGGGGCCAGACCGCCACCTTGCCAAGTCTGCGGGTTCCCGCCCTTGAGGATCTTGCGCGGGTAGCGCGGGATGACAGCTCCCAGCTTGTCACCCTCGGTGACGGTTACTTCGTAGTAACCGATCCCAAGCGGCATCGGGGCCGAGGGGCTTCTGAATTGGATGCTGAATGAGGAGGCACCCGGCTTGAGCGTCAACCCGGTAACCGGGCCGAAGACCCAGTTGGCCGGCGGAGGCGGGGCCTTCTGGAGGTCGGCGTACAGGGCCGTGTTAACGATCCCTGCCGTCACGCCCTTCTGCCCGAAGTACTCCTGCGCGCGAACGACAGCGGCCTCTGTGCCCGGGCCAAAGTCGCCATCGACTTTGAGCAGATCGAAGTCGATCGTTGCCGCCCACTTGTTCAGCAGCTTCTGGACCGTCGCGACAAGGTCGCCATCCATGCCTTCGCTAAGCGGGAATGCCGGGGCTGGAGCCCAGGAGAAGAGGTTGGCCGGGCACAGCGTCGCGTCAAGCGAGCGGCCGAGGTACGTCTCGGTGAACTGGGTAGCATCGGCCTGGGGATAGCCGCAGGAGTGCGGGCCGCAGATATGCGAGCCGATGAAGTGCGCCGCGATGTACTTGTACTTGTTCCGCGCGATGCCTGAGGCCGCGAGCGTATTCGAGATCGACGCCATACGCGAAGCCGCCGAGTACATGAAGACGCCTTCACCGCTTTTGCCCCGGTAGAACGGCACAGCTTGCCATTGCTGGCCGGCACCGGTCTCGATGTCGATCGCGTTGGCCACCGGGTAATCGTCGATCGCATACGTGAAGAAGGCCGCGTGCTCGGCCTTGGCCAGGGCGCTGACCGGCCCGACAGCCGCGTATGGCCCGTTGGCATAGGTCGCGTATGCGCCAGCACCTCCAGTCATGAGCCGCCAGTCGGCGTCATCCTGCATGATGAAGTAGCTGGACGCCCCGGCTAGCTGAACGAGGTCGACAACATGATCGTGATGCTGGTCGGGGAAGTACAGGCCATTCGGCCCAGGCTTATAGACGTCCTCGGTGAAGTCGGCTGAGTGGATATTTGGCATCGGATCTCCTACTGCCGCAGTGACGGCAACACAGCGGTTATCAGGGTGGCTAGGTCAGACTTGTAGCTCTGGTAGGGCGTTACCTGACCGACCTCGCTGTCTTGGTCAAACTTGTACCCGCCCACAACGAAGACTACCGGCAGCGCGACAACCTCGCCTCCGTAGCTTCCATCCGTAAGCAGAAGCCGTGCAACGTGCGGGTAGGCCGTCTCCGCGCCGAGGTCGACTGGCTGGCCACCGGTCGTTAGGTACTGGCCATGCCGTACTTGGAAGTCCTGCGTGAAGTTCGCGCGGACATACTGGTTAAGTACGTTGTTAGCATTCGACGCAGCAGCGGCCGATGTCATTAGCCCTGCGGCCGATAGGTCAATCGTCTGCTCTAGGTTCCCGTACAGCAATTGGGACGGGACATTCGAGGCGGCCGTGTACGTAAAGGTCTGGGAGCTGGTAGACGAGTCCTGGGCGCTTACGTACTTGTACCACAGAGTATTGAGACCGGCCGCTAGTGTCCGGGGGTTAGGCACCGTACACACTAGAAGCCTGTCCGGCGTCTTTAGGGACGGAGGTGTGCCGATCTGTAGTAGGTTCCCCTGGTGAGTATCTATGTTCCAGAGTAGCCCGGCTTGAATCGTCGCATTGTTAAGAAAGTCGGTGATAGTGGTCGAGACGTTATCGGCTTGCTGCTGCAGCCAGCCAATCGAGCCGAATGTCGGTTTCTTCCAGCGCAATCCCCGGTTAGCGATTGCTAGGTCAATCGGGTTGTCAATGTTCCACGTCACATAGTCGGCCATAAGTGACGTTCCATACGTCCCGGCTCCATGCGCTGAGATAGACCAGCCGGAAGTATCCGGCACGCCTTCATCGAGGATGCCCTCCCAAATGCGGCTACCTCCACGCCAGATCTCGGTTACCCGGCCAGGGTTGAGCGCAGTCGGCCTCCACGTCGGCGGCTTGCCGATTGTACAGCTCATGCCATTGCAGCCGCCTGGGTAGACAAAGTCCCAGTTGAGCCCGTTGATATGGGCTATCGCACCGAGCCATCTCCGATCGGTATATTGCTGCGTGAGGGTACAGACTTGCGCCGTGCCTTGGGCGCTACTGGTGGGCATATCGCCTCCTGGGCCAAACGTAGCTCTCGGCGTGCCCTGCCCAGTTCTTCGACAAGGTACTTGTTCTGCTCATTCATGTACTCGATATGCGCAAGCAGCATGACCTTCTCGGCCGCCAGCTCGCCGACCTCTTGCTTGAAGTAGGCGACAACTACCGAGTCCTTCACTTCCAAGTTTGGTATCATCAGAAGATTCCCGCTGCTTGGCAATTGCTCACGATGTCGTTGATCAAGTTCGCAAAGCCTCCTGTAGTCGGACTAATGTTGACTCCGGTCCCCAGAGGATATCCGCCTGGCGATCCGACGCTGAGCGTTAGGCCGCTTACGTGGCCGGCTGTTGTCGCGGCCGAGGCGAGCGCTACTGCGCCGCTAATCGCGTTGCCGGAAACTAGTCCGGCGTTGCTGATAACCTGCGACCCGTTGACCGCTACACCCTGGTTCGCATTCACTTGGCCGTTGGACGAGATGTTATGCGGGCTACTGATAGTGCCAGAGGCATAACTGAGCGAGGTCGAGTTCAAGGCGTTGAGGTCCTGAGAGCTAGTGACCGCCTCCTGCTGCGACAGCCGGCCATTCAGCTGGTCTGTTGTTACCTGCATCTAGCTCACCGTCTTATCGATGAAGTACCGGGGGAAGTATGTAGCCACGAGCGCGGGCGCTCCTTCAACGCAGTAGGCGAACAGCACGTTGTCGCCAGGCTCGACCGTTAGCGGGCCGCCGGTCGGGAACGCCGAGTCTAGCACGCTCACCGCGTAGCTCCGGTCGAACTGCGAGCCGAGGATTCGGCCGATGTCGGCATCCGGCGTGGGCTCGTCAACAAAATACAGCGGGTAGCTGAGCGTCGCCTCATTGACCAGAATCGTCTGCCCCATCGTATCTAGCATGATAATGTCCTGGAAGCGATCCGAGGTATTGGAGCTAGTCGCGCTTACGACATAGACTGCGCGGATGTTATCGGATGGGATGTCCTTGTTCGGCAGTGTCATCTCGCCGACAGTGCACATGTTATTGGGAGCGCCAAGCGGCGCAGGGTCGGTTGGGGTAAAGGTCCGCGCGACAGAACTCGTTGCCGTAGCTGTGGGGAGAACGCCTCCGGGGTTGTCCTCATACTCGCTCACGGTTACGGTCCATGTTCGCGAAGCCGAGGGGCTGTTTACCGTGCTAGCGACTACGACAAACGAGTACGTCCCGTCGAAGTGCGGCGGCACGTTCGGGTAGATCCCCTGCACCTGGTCGGCCGTTGGAGGCACCTGCGACTGGCAGGCGATATAAGGCAGCAGTGTTCTAGAGCCGTCGATAAACGGCCGGTGGAGGACTAGCGTCTTAAAGGCAGGCTGCACCCCGGAGTATGTCAGGCTAACCGACGCAGCGCCACCCTTAGCCCCGGCACCCGACGTGTCCGGCCCGCCTCCACCTCCACCGGGCGATCCTCCAGCGACGCCTGCCCCAGCCGAGGTCGCACCGTTCCCGCCGCTACCGCCACCAGCAGGGGCAGTACCGCCGGTTGACCCAGAGCCGTTCGCGCCTGCACCAGGACCGCTCGCTACGGTATTGTAGCCATCGAGGTCGATTGTGCAGTTCGTGGAAGACGGGTTATGCAACCCAGTCGTCGCGATATCGATCACGTGAGCGCCGGTCGTGATCGGCCCGGTGTCGAATAGCACCGTCTGGTATGCGGCCGAGGAACGGTAGTTGTCGACAACTTGCCAGGCCCCATTGTCGACCGACACCAGCATGATTCCCTGGTCTGGGCCTTTCTTGCCGGTGATCTGAATTTGACCGGCCGAGGTAATCGTCAAGGTTGTCCGCTTGCCGGCTACCGTCGTGAGGTGGCTCGTGCCGCTCCGGTAGTTCGCGTTCACGCCGGTAACCCAGGCCGTCGTGTCGGCATGGAGCGTCGTGAAGAGGTAGGCGACTGCGCCCGACGTCGGCCGCGAGAATGCTAGCGCCGTAGACGTCGCCGTGCCCTGGGAGTCGGCATCCTTCCAGAACGCCTGCATCACCGGCGTGCCACTCGGCCAGTTCCCGAACGCTAGGTCTCCAGAGGGGATTCGCTTGGGGTACTGGGCGTTCCCTAGCTGGTGTCGGCGAGCGTCGGTTGAGCCCAGGGTCGTAAGCACACCGTCCGTGGCAATCGCCACACCGAAGTGCCCGTTGGGAGGAGTCGTTAGGCCGGACAGCGTAGCACTGCCGGTTGTGCCCGTAAACGTGCCGTCGACCTCGCCATTGACCGCGTGCCCGGTTCCCTGGACCACAGACGCGCTCTTGAAGATGTAGGCCATGATCGCATAGTCGACATTCTCTGTCGAGTTCTGGTCGACCCATATCTGGTCGGATGTAGTCAGAGGTACGACATGACCACCGTTAGTCGAGGCATTGCAGTAGAATACCTGGGCTTGCCAGGCAGTGCCGGCGACTGGCACCTTGTACAGGAGCTTGTAGGCGTTCCCCTCGCTGTCGTCAAGGGTAACAGTCGAACCAGAGTAGTCGGCAATCACGACAACCAGCAGAGTGTCATTCTGCGTCATCTGCGGGTCGCTGACGATCAGGCCGTTGATCGACACATTATTATATGACCCGCCATAATGAAAGCCGGGATAGTACTGAGTGCCGACATAGTTGGCGTAGCTCGCTGGTCCCCAGTCGGAGGTGATCTGTACCGGAGGCGCGGATGCAGCCCACCAGGTAAAGTTCGAACTCGTGTCGTCAAAGCTAGAGATAGTCGAGTTACCACCCGAGCTACCGCCACCGCCTCCGACCGTTACGCCGGTCGCGCCGTTTCCTCCGGGCGAGTGAGTCGGCGCGTTACCTCCGCTACCGCCAAGGCCGCCAACTTTCGAGGATGTCGAGCCGGGCTGGCCTCCGTGAGCGATGACCGACGTGCCATCCGTGCCGACGACTCCTGCCCATCCGGCCGAGTCCGACAGCTTGAAGATCGTAGCGGCCCACGGTATGGAGGAGGCATACATCAGCGGGTTGCCGAAGATCGCGCCACCTTGGCCCTTGGTGGATATGAAGTACGTATCGAATGACAACTCCGCGCCGTTGTTCGCGGCTTGGATATGCGTCCAACCGGGAGGCGCAGCAGCAACATTCAGCCCGGAGTTGTTCCCGACAATCGCCACATACACGGGGTTGTCATTGCTGGCGTACTTGAAGCCGCTAGCCTGAATGTTCAGGGTGTCGCCGATAGCCGTAGGCGTCCAGGCGATCTGGTAGTTCACGAACGCGCTCGTTGACACGGGCGTCAGCGAGGTGGCCCAGCCTGAGAGCGCGTAGGCCCATTGCCAGGTATTCGCCGTGAGCGTCACGGTATAGCTCGCGGTACCGAGTGAGGCCTGCGCAGCCGAGTACCACGTCACCGTTACCGTGACGGCACGGCTCGACCCGATAGCGAAGTTGGCCAGCATGTCGTGGAGGAGAATGGTCGAGTCGTTTGTCGGCGTTAGGCCCGATGTGATCGAGGCGGTGCCGCTAGCCGCAGTCGACGTCATAGCGAGCGCGTTAGTCGACACGCCGTTGGCCGGCGGGGTAGCCGTATTCGTCAACGTGCAGCCCGCAGTCGTCCACCAGGTCGGGTCGGTAGCCGAGCTAGACACTTCGCTATGCGCGGAGTCTAGCCATCCTCCAGACGACACATAGGTGTTCTCCGAGCTACCGCTATTCTGCGCCGAGGGGAAGCATGACAGGAAGCCAGGCATGTAATGCGCATACACGCTCGCGCCGAGTTGGGACGGCGTATCCACGACGGTGAAGTGGTTGGTAGTCGCAATCGCATGCTGAATGTTAAAGCTCGCATACAGCGCCATGAACGTGCCGTCCGGCGCTTCTGCGTTTGCTACCCAGACGTAGTTGCCATTTCCGGCATCGTCAGCTACCGTCACAGTACCGGATAGCGCCTGCGGTTCCTCAGGGAACACTAGCTGAATCAGCACGGTATTGCCGGCCGCGACTGCAGCGCTGAATAGCTGGCTAACCGACGTCACAGAGCCGGTCGAGTTGTACGTGCCGCAGGCGGTAACCGTACCGGCGAACGGACTTGTCCCAAGCGGGAAGGCAGCCACAGGAGAGCTTAGGGTGTAAGGAATACCGGGGCTAAGAGGCACACCGGGCCAAAAGATACGTTCCCCACCTCCGCCACCTCCGTTATCCGCTGCAGAAGGACCAGACGGCCCGCCAGGCGCGATAGCCGTGATATCGGCCGATAGAACGCCAGGCTTGGGGATATACCCGCCTAGGCCGGTACCGGCAAACGTATCAGTGGTAGAGCCGGTTGACGGCGCTTGCGTCGCCGTAATGTTGATCGCCGTATGGACGCTACCCTCAATGCCGTTGAGCAGGTAGATAGACCCGCGCGTGACGTTGGCTACCGAGGATGACGGCGAGACAACTACCGCATTGTCAAGGTAGACCGTACTGTCCTTGAGGTAGAAGTTGCCCTTCGTGTCGATGTAGTTATGGCAGCGGATTGAGTAGCCGATGCAATGCGCATAGTCAAACTCGATATCAGTCGTCGGCATGCGGCAACTGATATGCGTCCACTTGGGATGCGACAGGTCATTGGAATGATCTAGCGTCGTGTGGAACATTCCGTTGCATACATTACCGCTCGCATCGAGCAGCTTGACGCTGAATGTCATCTCAGAGCGGTGGTTGGCCCAGTTGTCATAGTAGCGCTGGGAGGCGAAACCACACCAGAACTGAAACACATTGTTCAGCCCAGCTCCGCCAGTCGTGAGGTCAAGCGCTTGCTCGAAGTTGACCTGGTAGAATGGAGTCGAGATATTTCCACCAGGCACCGCAAAGATGGAGTTGTTCCCGCTGATCGATACCGGCGATGTCTGCCAGGGCGAAGACTGCCCGGAAGCAACCGAGCTAAAGCCGTCGATCTGAATGGGACCGGGTGGCGGGTTGGAACCAGCCGCAGGGGACTTGAAGCTAATTGAGTTCGGCGAGTCGGCATGCCCATACGGAAGCGCCTCGAAGTTTAGCACGAGCTGGCAAGCGAATTGCTGCTCGACTAGCGGCTCATACGTCACATCAGCTGGCTCGGCTCGCCAGCAGTCGAGCACCATCGGCCCAACGGTCGAGCCATCACGCGTATAGCGAAGCGTGAACTGCTCCTGGTCGGCTAGCGAGAACACCATCTCTCGCGCATAGCTCAGGTTATCGCGCGTGTCAGAGAGAATGGCGATCGGAACGCTAAGCGTCCGGTTTGAGGCGCGGCGTCCTTGCGGGCGCTCGCCATCGGTGATAAGCGAGGCGAGGATGTCGACAGTCGGCTGCGGCGCGCCAAGGCTGTAGGTATTGTTCTGGTCGTCAAGGGCAAATGTCGTATTCTCTAGCCCTGGGATAATGCTCTTGACCGGGCCATTATCGCCCATCATCAGCTGGATCATATTGGCCAGCACCAGGCTATCAGCGATTTTAAACACCCTCTTTCTGAGCGTTAATAATCCTAGCGCGCTTGACGGGTGTTTCATCACTAGCTACGTGCGTGCCTTTCAAACCTTTGTTCCATGGCACAGAACCCGGCTTACGACCGCGTTTAGCCATTACCGCCTCCCAACGTTATTGAAGTTCCCAGCGCTTCCAGCCCTACGGCCGGCAGCGTTAATCGTTCCGCCTACGTCAGAGCCTACGTTCTTCGTCGCCTTAACCACGGCGTCCAGCTTAGCCTCCACGCCTGCGAGAGCACTCTTAAACGACGCAGCACCCGCCGAGGCAAAGTCGCCCGCAGGAGTTCCGGTAGCCGTGCCCTGCCAGTACCCCGCACCGGGAATGGCCCCTAGGCCGCCGAGTGCGGACATGCTCTGGTCGTGACTTAGGACTTCCTCGCCCCCGTTGAACTTCACTAGCTCCATACCCTGCTCGCCGACCATTGCCCAACCGGGCGCAGCGCCCTTAGTCCCCCGGGCATAACCATTCATGATCTGAGTAGCGAGAGCAAGGCCGGTCGAGTGAACGTCGGTAACTCCAGCTCGCTCAACCCCCTGCATCCAGAGCTGCGCGGCCTGGGATATCGAAGCGGCCTGGAACATCTGAGCGATAACAGAACTGTCTCCGGAACTAGTGACGAACTTGAGGATAAGCGGCAGCTGCGCGGCCATGTCCTTCGCAGCATTACCAGTGAAGGCCGAGTTCGGAAGAGTACTAACCGGTGTCCATCCGATTAGTCCCCGGCCGCCCGTGCCCTGCGATTCCGGATTCCACATCGACTCGCCCCAGATCGAGGCGGTAGCTCCTGCCGCCGCTATCTTGTTGCCGCCGAATAGGTCGGCTAGCAGGTACTTGTAGACCTCCGCGCCGTTGCCTAGCTCGCTACCATTACTACCACTCGGGTCTTGCTTCTGAAAGCCGCCCTTGGGGATTCGGAAGCCAACCGCCCCGGCAATGCCGTGAGTGGTAGTTCCGACTGCGGGCGAGTCAGCGCCGACGTAGCTATTGGCGCTGAGCAGTACGCCGACGTGACCGGGGTCTGGGTAGAAGTTGTCATCGAAGAACACGAGCGCTCCGGGAGTCGCGCCGCTTTCCTGCAGAAGCGAGCTGGAGTACTGCGACTCGGACGTCCCATAGCGCTCCTTCTGCCCGCCAGGGAAGTAGCCAAAGTGCTCATACACATAGGCGCTAAAGCCGGAACAGTCCCATCCCCCGGGGCCTTGCCCGCCAGTTACATACGGGTGCCCTAGGCCGGTAGAGAAGCTAGCGGCATACTGCGCCACCTCGGCCCCGGAGCCACCTCCGCCATCGCCAGCGTCATTCGCATCCTGCCCGGTTATCCAGGAGATCATATCTTTGACGAGGACGCTAGGGATCTTCGCTACGGCCTTGCCCCAAGTGCCGCCACCCTCATTAGCGGTGACGTCAGCGATCGAGGTAAGGATCGGGCCGACTGCGCCCGCAAGCGCTCCGCGCACGAGGCGGCCTAGCTCCTTACCGAAGCTCACGACGTCGCCGGCAATCTGGGCAATCGGGTTAAGGTTGCCGCCAGTCGGGTTAACAGCGCCTAGCGCGCCACCTCGGCCCGGTGCGGCAGTCGGCACAACACCGCCTCCGGCAAAGTGGCCATTGCCGCTACCCGAGGACGGTACATCACCGAACATAGAGTTGGCCCAGTTAATGAAGCTCTCGCCGCCGAGTGCGCTTACCGCACCAGGCTGCAGTACGCCTTCACCAGATCGCATCCAGACTAGCTGATTGTCATCGCGCGAGTAGCCGCCAGGCACGATACCGCCGGATGCCATCTTTACCTGCGGCAGAGGCGACCCAAGGCCGAGGAACGACGTCACGCTGTCGAACACCTTGGCGATCGGGTCATACACGCTATTGATCACGAACGACACCGGCTTCTGGACAGCGGCTTGCACGCCATTCCAGATCGACCCGATAGCCGACACAGCCGCCTTGAAGGCAGTCTGCAGTCCGCTAAAGAATGTATTCCACGCGGTCTTGATCGTATTGATCACCGTGGTAGTGGTAGACGTTACGGCAGTCCATCCAGTCTTCCATGCCGTACTAATGGCCGACACGCCGCTGGTGAACGTCGACTTCATCCACGTGAACACAGCGGTCACGGCATTCTTGACATTCGTGAAGGTCGTGTTCAGGTAGTTGTAGACCGCGAGCCAAGCAGCATTCCAAGCGGCCTTGATTGCGGCGAGCGCGGCATTGTAGGCCGCCTGCACCCAGCTCCACGCCGATGTCACAGCAGTCTTGATAGCGGTCCACTCGGCCGTGAAGTAGGCAACGATAGCGGCCCAGGCCGTCTTCCAGGCCGTAGAGATAGCCGACGTAGCCGCGTTATAAGCCGCCTGCATCCAGGACCATGCGGCCGTCACAGTCGACTTGATAGTGTTCCAAGCCGTCTCGAATGCATTCACTATGTCCTGGTGATACTTCACTATGATCTGCACGACCAGCGACATTCCAGAAGTGGCCACAGCCGCGAAGACAGGCCACCACTGCTTTATGAAAGCGACGACCGCATTCCAAGCCGCCTCGATGGCGTTGACTATGTCCTGGTGGTACTTGATTATTAGCTGAACAATCACCGACATGCCGGCCGTAACGATGGCGGCTATTAGCGGCCACCACTGCTTGAGGAAGTTGGTGACGGTATTCCATGCACCTTCAATCACGCTCACGATCTGGGCATGGTACTTGACGACAATGCCTACCAGCAACACGATGGCGGTGCCGATAGCGATGAACGGGTTTACCTCCATGGCTACGTTAAGCGCGAGCCATCCGATCACTAGCCCTGCAATCGCAAGGGTGATGTCCCTCATAGGCCCGCCAAGCAGCACCTTGAGGATAGTACTAACCCCCGTGAACAGGGAGACGATTATGAACGAGCCGCCGAACTTGCTGATCGCACTAATGACCGCCTCGATAGTCGGCACCATCTTAACCAGGAACCCAATGACCTCATCGAGCGCCGGCATGACCTTGATACCGATTCCCTCGGCCGCGTCGATTAGCTCCGCGCCGAGAGCATGGATCTTACCGCTGAATGAGTCAGTGACGGCCGAAGCCTGACCGCCGAGCTTATCATTCAGGATGCTTTGCACCTGCGCATAGTTCTGCGCAGCGCTCGCCGACTTGGGTAGGACCTCGATGCCGAGCTTGTTGTACGCACCTATGTTGCCGGAAACCGAGTCCGTGTTCAGTTGAGTGAGCTGAGCTAGCGTCAAGTGATCCTTCTTGAGCGTAGCCATCGCCTTCGTGCTACCGGACATAGCGTCAGTCTGCAGCTTGGTCGCCGAGGTATAGCTCAATCCGAGGTCGGAGAGCTTGCTAAGCGCAGGAGCGGACTCGCCCGCAGCCGAGGTTACCAGGTCCTGCGCCTGTGCCAGGCTAAGGTGCTTCGAGGCCGCGAATGCCGCCATAGAGCCGCTCTGGTTAATCTGGTTGGCCAAGTCCTGCTGGGCCTTAGTCATAGCCGCACCAGACGTCGCGCCGCTAGCCTGAATGATGTCATACTGCTTAAGGGTCTTCGCATTGCCTGTCAGCGCCCGGTCGAATGTCGTCGTTGCGGAGGCGAGGCTAACGTGAGTCGCAGTAGCTAGCTTGGCGATAGTCGACTCAGCCCCAAGCGCATCCGCCATAGAGCCGGTCTGCTGCAGGACCTTTTGCAAGCTAGCTTCGACCTGATCGGAAGTGAAGCCGTACTCCGTCATGTCCTTGTTGACGGCCTCGACCTTGTCGGAGTAGTCAGACCAGACATACCCGGCATTCGTCATGGTGGCCTTAAGCGAGTTCTCGGCCCCCTCAAGCTTCTCCCCGTATACGGCCGATACCGCCAGCGCAGCGCCTGCTATCGCAGCCGGAACGCCTATGCTCATGACTGAGCCGAGGATGCCGCTAAACGCGCCTCCGAACTCGCCACCGGCTTCCTTGCCGCTGTCAGCGAACTTCTCCGCGCCGGACTCGCGCATGTCAGACAGCTTCGAGCCGCCCGCGCCGAGAAACCCGGTGATCTTCGCCATGAAGCCAGAGCCGTAAGTTTCGGCTGCGGCCTCACCTTCCTTCTCGGTGTCGGCTGCGCCAGCCGCTAGTGCACCTCCTGCCAACGCAGAGTCTGAGGCTGCACCGCTAGCCGCACCAGAGGCGGCTGCGCCCGTACTGGCCGTCTCAACTGGCACTACCACAGGCTTCGCAGCCATCGCGCGGAGTTCGTCAATCGCTGCAGTAGCGGCCTTGGTGTTAGCGATGACCGGGACGTCTACCGGCGCTCCTGCAGCCGTCTTGACTTCATCGATCGCCGCGATGGCCGGCTTATTGTCGGCCTCGATTAGGATGCCCTTGCTCTGCAGGTCATCCATGGCAACCTTGATCTGATCGATCGCATCCATGGCCTCTGTGTTGGTCATGTCAACGCCGATAGTCTTACTCTTCAACTCCTCCAAGCTCGCCTTGAGCTCATCGACCTGAGCTTGCGCCTCCTCGGTATTGCCGGTGACGTTTACCTCGGAGTCGATCTCGGCCAAGATCTCGTCAACCTTGGTTTTGAATGCCTCAGCATACCCGGTACCGGCATCTGCGCCAGTCGTCTTGGCTACCTCGGTCTGCTTCGCGCCCCAAGTCGAAAGGATGTTGCCTAGACCGGCTTGCATTCTATCGGAGCAGTTACTGCCCCATTCATCGCCGATGGAGCTGGCGGACGGGACAAGAGCGCTCCGCGCCTTTTCGGCGAAGCCTTCAGCGGATGGGACAAGCCCAACGGCGACGCTACCGACGAAGATTTCATCAGCCATTAGTTGCCACGCTCCCCACGCATTCTCGGGTCCAGCTTCATTCGGTCCTGCATAGACATCTTCTTGCGGCGCTTCTTGCCGCCCACTCCGGGCCGCTCCACTTGACTAGGCGGTGGGCCAGGGGTGTTACTGTTAGCGCCACGGAACTCATGCCTTAGCCATCGGACTTCATCTATCAGGCTAGCTATCAGCATGGTTCCCTGCGACCAGGATTCCTTAGAAGGATCGGGAGATGGCCCGTCTTGCGACTCCCCGGAATCAACGGCAGCATTGCGTATCGCCGTCGCTGTCGCCGACTCCGGGGGCAGGAAGCTTATGAAGACGGACATCTTCCGGTAGCTCAAGCCGCTCTTAGGCCGGTAAAGGTCTAGGAGGTCGACTTGGTAGTACCGTTGGAGGTCGGCTTCTAGCTCATCTGCAAATCGCTCGACTACCTGCGCGACCGCTTGGATTTTCCCCGGCTCGCGCTGGCCGCCTTGCCGCACAGCTCGAAGACTGCCTCAAGCTGGTAGTTGGCTAGGTCGGCATCGATAAAGGCGACGCGCTCGTCATCGTCGGGGATAACTCCTGCGGCCCAGTCTTCCCAGTTGCCCTGTGTCGCTGCCCGCATGGAGGAGGCAGGCCACTCAGCCGCGTGGGCGATATGAATAATCATACCGTCGATGCGAACCGTAGTGGGCTTGCCCACTGCCTCGCGGAGGCGCTTGTCCTCAACCGTTAGGTCAAGGTCAACGACCTCATCGGTGAACTGCTCGTCATCCACTTTGTTCTCCAGTAGCTAGTTCGGCCGGTTGGTCAGGAGGTCAGGCTGAAGTCAGCAGGAACCTCACCGGGCGGGTACTGGATGTAGCGCTTGAGCTCGCCGCGAATGCCGTCGATCGTGGCCGGGTAGAACGTGAACGTCATCTGCAGCATTTCGGCGTCAGCCTGCTGCACCTGGTCGTTCCCGCGCGCTGTGATCTTGCCGTTCGGCGAGAACAGTCGCATTGCCTTCGCGCCGTCGACAGTGTCGAGGAGAACCGCATAGCGGTTGTCATTCGGCACCTCGGGCAGGACGTATGCGCTCACGTTCGAGTTCACCGTGACGGCGATGTTCGTGGAGGTCGCGGTCGCATTCGTCGACATGACGAAGGAAGTTCCAGAGGTAACCGAGGTGATCACCGCTCCGACCGGGATGCCCGTGCCGGTAACCGAGGACCCGACGTCATTCGAGACGGCATTCGTGTCGGTAACGACATTGCTCGCCGAGGTCGTGCCGCTACCTGCGTCAACACGACTATTTGGCTTAAGGGTGGCGACGGGTACGTCATCATACAACGCACGCGTGTAGGGGTTCAACGGCTCAAGGGCCGTGAACTGCAGGGTCTTCGTGCCGCCGGTGATCACGGTGCGGATCGCAGAGCGGCTACCGGCGGCACCGATGTCCTTTGTGGTCTGCGAGAGGTTGAAGATGCCGCCATTCGTGTCGAGCCAGCCGAGGCAGTGCCAAGTGGCAGCCGTCAGCGTCTCGAATCCGGCGGGGTCGGTCGTACCGACCTGAGCGATATAGGCGATAACATCGCCAGCCGCGTAGGTGTAGTCGGCGTTACGAGTGTCGGCCGCGCCCCCAATCAGGCCGTAGGGCTTGCCAACGACATCAGCCGTGACGAGTCCCTGCTTGGACTTAGGACGGGCGAATGCCGGAGGAGTATCCGGAGTTGATTCAGACATGGTTTACCTTTCCACTGGGCACAGCCTGGTTAGCCATGCGTATACACCTCGTATGAGGCGTTGAACCTGAATAGGTTCGGGTCCGGGTCAGGCAACCATCGCGGCCCCTGTACCACGTTCACATTACTGACTACTCCATTCACCGGTAGGATCTGTCCGCGCAACGCGAGTAGCGAAGCGCTAGCTTGGCGGGCGACCAGGCTGGCCTGTCCATAACTGGACCAGAACACGTCAAAGTCCAGGATAGGCCTATCCAGGGCTATAGTCCTGGAGGCACCAGAGATACGTTTAATGCGCAGCGTCGGTACGGATATCGACGCTGGCAGGATCGTGACGATTCGGACGCCGTTGTCTCCGAGCACCGACTGCATGAGCGGTGTTAGCCCGGCAACGAGCATGAGCTCAACGTCGGGGAAGACGGGAATAACGGCACCCATTACAAACCACCACGTATAATGTCGAGCGCCCGCATGAGTACATGCTGGCCATCCATCTTAGACGTTCCCTTTTCGACGTCGATCGCCTCAGGAGCGTCATTCACAACGGCAGCCTCGATGCGGTTACGCCGCGTGTTCATAGCTAGCCGCGTGCTAAAGCTTCCCTTGTACCGGCCGCTATGCTGTGCATACTGGCTCGTGTCGACCGGCGCTAGTTCCTCGGCTCGCGCCTTCACTTTCTCGGCCTGTGCCAGGAGCGCCTCGCCTACCATCTCTGACCGTAGCAGAGCGGCTATGCCGGTAAAGCTGCCGGTGAACTTAGCCTCGCTCACGTCGCTGCACCACCAGTCGTTACCTGACGGCCCTGGATCTCCATGAGGCTTCCAGTTCCGGTAAATGGCGATACCCAGTTGCGCGGATTACCGACTAGGTTGTACTCAACCCCGGCAATCTTCATGTAGTCGAGTGGCAGGTCGACAACCGTCGCTATCGGAGCGTGCACAACAACGTCGGATACGATTTGCTCGGTGCCCTGCCAGTTCTCCGTAGAGTTGCCGGGCGAGATAGCGCAGCCCGGCACCTGCACCTCTACTGTGCCGTATACATCGTTGCCGTAGTCATCGGTACCGGTAACAATGCGGTTACCGAACGTCACGGTTTGCCCTTGCCGGAGGTAAGGCATTAGGCCTCCATCTTCATGGAGCCGTACTGATCGCGGTAGTCATTGAGTGAAGACAGGTCTCCCTGGCTCAGCGCAACCGATATACCGCCTCCGGACCTTTCAAGCCGGTAGCTGTACGCCCCTACAGTCTCGCCGATTACGCCTGCGGCCATCGTGGGAGCGAGGAGAACGGCGATTACCGCGTTCGCCACAACCATCTCGACTTCATCCGGCACATCGGCGTACCCGTGGTCATAGGTACAGCGGAAGGTTCCGGGGAAAGCTCCATAGTCATACCAGGCCTCCGGGAGGTTTATCACTCCGGAAGCCGAGGACTCGGCGATGGATACCTCATCGATCCCGTCGAACACCCACCAGCTAACGGGAATGTCCGGGATATCGGGCCGGCCAGATATCGCTATGACGGAAGTTACAGCAGTCACCGGGCGGTATGGGAGCTTGATTACCGACCCGTCACCCTTGATGTCCATCACATCGCCGGCATGGAATAGGAAGTCCTTGCGACAATACCGGCGAACCTGCGCCGAGGCATCGCCAAGCAGGGCATTTACTCGCGTCTGCTCTACATCAGTAAGGAGACGGCCGAGACGGTCAGTTACATCCTGGACGCTAGCTAGTGGGGGCAAGCTCGCCATGATATTTCCTTTCGCCTCAGCCGTACTCCGCGCTGTTCCTACAGACTCGGCTCGCTAGCGCCATCCTTGGAGGTGCCGTAGGTCGCGCCGATCACGACGGACTCGGTTGCACCAGCGGTGGCAACGTTGTTCATCGTGAAGGACGTGGCGGCCACGATCGACTCGACATACGAGCCGGTCGGAATGCCGGTACCGGTGACGGAGCGGCCGACGTCGGTCGCGAGGACGTTCGTGTCAGCGACAGTCGCGCTACCCGAGGTCACGACGCTGGAGGCGTCAGTACGCGGGTAAGGCGTCCCGCCGCCGGATGCGGTAGTGGTAGCGACGACTCCGAATGGCCAACGGGTCGTGATCCCCTTACCAGGCTGCATGATCGTGACGGGGTTGACCGTCGCGTACGCAAGCCGCATGACCATTCGCATGGCCACCGCGTCCTGCTGCATGAGGTTCAGGACAACCGCGCCGTTCGCGTCGGAAATAACACCCTCGGTGAACAGCTTGAAGGAGATGTCCTGTCGGACGCCGATGATCGCCTTGGAGAAGTCGCCGGCAATCAGCTGCGCCTGGCCGGCCTGGAACGCGCCGTTGTCGGGCATGGCGATCGGGAAGCCGTAGAGCGATCCCGCGAGCGAGCTGCTGTTCGACAGGCTGGCGTCAGTAACCGACTGGTAGATCGGGATGCCCTGTGCGGAGCGAAGTCCGGCGAGCTTCCAGTTGAGTCCCGGTCGGCCGACGAAGCCATTCACGTTGTAGCCGGTCTGTGCCATCAGGTCGCCAAGCGCCGTTACGTCCTGACCGAAGTCAACGCCCGTTCCGGCGACCACCTTGTTGCCGGCGTTGACAGCGCCACCGACGATTGACGTTCCCCACGTCGACGGCTTATTGATGTTCCAGAACACGGCCTGGTCGATCAGACTGCCGGCGGCCTCCGTCATTCGGGGCTGCACTTCATCCCAGATCGGGACGTCAGCGTCATCGAGGTACGCCTGGGGGATCGGGATGATGCAGGCGAGTTCCTCAACCACCATCACGACATTCTTCCACTCCTGAGTGGAAGTCTGCTTCAGCCCCGTGTCGCCGCCGACCCAGTAGGCCATAGGCAGGACGTCCAGGACCGGCAGGCGCTCAGTCTTGGTCGAGAGGACAGTCTTCTTGCAGAGGGACAGCGCCGCGCTCTGCTTGGGGAGTTCCTGGATAATCGACATCGCCAGGGGCTCAGGGACAAGAGCATCGCCCGTCCCATTGACGTCGTATCCGGGACCAACACGGGCAATGCCCTGCTGATACCCGCCCGGACTACCGGTAGTGCCACCGGCCCAGTTTGTCATTTCATTTAACCCTTCACGTCGAACACGGCTACCGCCGCGTATCTAATGGGTGGTAGCCGTGTCGGCGTGTCCTACTCTCCCCAATAGCGTAGCACCTAGGGAGCCAAACCGTAAATCTATCCCCTGCGTGTCATCTGCCGGAACAGGTCGTTGGGGTTGGAGGGAGTCGTGTTTACCGGCGCGGAGCCAGCCCGTAGCGACTCGACCGGCCGTCGCCCTAGTCCTAGGCTGGCCGCAGATGCCGCTGTGGGCGCTGTGCCTGCCTGGCCGTCTCGGCGAATGCCGTACTTCTGCAGCTCAGCGTCAAGCCGCTTGTCGACCTCGGCCTGCATCGCCTTAC